CTAGGAGCCGCTACCTTTGGCTCACTGTTCGGCGTAGGAGCAGGATCGGGAGCACCATCTAATTTGTTCGCCACGTTTTGCATATCAGGTGGATCACGCAAGTCAGGTGTATTCAGGATAGCGGGCTTCTTGCCGTCAAAGTCCTTGATCAGATCGTCAAAGAACTTCCCAGGCTCAAAGACTTCATTGTTCAGGCGGGAGTTCTCCATCGCCCGTAGCAATTTATCCGACACATCCGAGATGAACTGATCGCGCAGTTCAGGCGTCACACCTTCCATTGCCTCTGACAGTTCGCGGGATGGGATCATATAACCAATCACATCCCCGCTACCCGCCCGCATAGACTTCAGCATAGCGCGTAACTGATCGGGATTGGTAGCAAGAGCATCCCAACTTTGTAGAGCAAATCGTACCGCGCTATCCGATGCCCCCTTCACCCGTAGCATTTCCTCTAGCTGACCTCGCCCCCATCCATTCAACTTGGTCATATTCTTCTGGAAGGTATCATCAAACATCCGCACGCTAAATGCTGCCTCAATCGCCGCGTTCCAGTCCGAAACACCATCTGTCAAGCTGTCTGAGAATACTCCCGCCCCACTCTTGATCCGGCGCAGGAAATTGGTGATCGCACCGGCTGGCTTCTCAATCAATAACTTATCCAGTTCTTGCGAACGCTTCTCAATAGACTGTTCGGCAGCGTGAGTAAAGAAGTCCAGGGCCGTACTGGTTTTACCAAACGACCCACCCCGCGCCAACACCTGTACCACTGTCTCTCCGCCCCGCTCCAGTTCTGCCCGAGCAAAGGTGTACATCATACGAGAAGGTAGCAATCCCTCACTCAATAACTTCTGAATGGTGTCCGCCCGCAGCACATCAATCACCTGGAATGGATTACCCCCATGAACCAGATAGCGAAATGAGTTATCCAGGTAGTTATTCACCACCCAGGCGGGACGGGCGGATAGTACAAACTTTGTCCAGGTGCTCAGAAAACTATCAGCCATCTTCCCGAGTAAGGATTGCTTCACAGGTCGATTGACCTGAAGGTAGCCTTCCCGGAACCGCGAGGACATAATAGGCACGATCTGTTCCAGATTGCGTTCCACCAATTTGTCGGCTGCATCTCCAGCCGCCTTCTCAATCCCGGCTTCCTCCAGCTTACGGATTTCCTCATCTGCAAAGAAGCGGGCATCCACATCATTGGTCTTGGCTAATTGAGCATCATAGAACTGCTGCCACTTGACATCCCGATCCGGTAACTGGAAATTCTTTTCGATCTTCGGGCGTTCCACTTTATAGAACTTACCCCGGAGTTCCTTACGGGCGTCATCCGCCAGCATCGTCCACTCACCCGGACGTAAGCCCTTACGAATGGCATCCTTCAATTCCACCTGATTATCTGCCACCTTCAGTGTACCTTCAAAAGCGTTCGATAACCCCAACAATACCCGTTCCTGGCGACCGGCAATAGTGGAGGGTAAGCCTAGCTCACGAACGATGTTGACCTCCGCAGGTAGACCGGATTCAATTGCCTTACCAATCTTCTCAAGGTTACCCTGGAATAATTCAAAACGATTACCCGAGCGGTTGCGGGTGGACTCTGCTACCCCCATCAAAATGTCGGTCATATCCGAGGCGTAGCGAGTAGCCTGTGAGCGTACAGCCCGTCCCCCGATATACTCCACGAACTGTCCCACCACCGGAGCCTTGATAATCCCATTCAAGGTCTTGGCTCCCATCGTCTTGATACCCTTGAACACAGCCGGGATGATGTCATCAATAACTGGCAAAGAAATAAGATTGGTGAAGTCGAAAATGGTTTCACCTATCCCCTCTTGCCAAGGATCGACAAAGGCATCCCGCGCTTTCCACATCTCGTAACGAGACAGGGGGCGTCCCAAGGTGAGTTCCATCTGCGCTACTGAAGACAGGTACTTATCTTCCGCATCCGGGTTGGATACCCAGGTGAAGGCAAAGTAGGGATCAAATACCCCCGACTTACCCCCCGCAGATCGCTCCAACTGAATGGACTCCTTCAGGGATTCAATTGCCTGTACAGGATTGGTTCCCACCTCTTGATAAGCCCGCCCTCGAATTTCCTGCGACTTCTCATAAAGTTTCTGGCGCAGTTCGATGGGGACTTGCCTACGCTCCATGTACGACTTACCTTCAGGAATGGCAATCCCATACTGACGCGCCAGAGTCACAGTCCGGTCTTCCTGTTCTCCCGAAATCTGTTTCCCAAAACTCTCAAAATACTGGCGGGACTGATCGAAGGTGTTCTCCATTCGCTCCCTGCGATAGTCGGCCTGATCCAACCACTCCACCGAATCAGAGTCCAGGGACTCTCGTAAGTCCCGGTTAGCGATCCGATCAGTCGTTCCTTTCTTGACGGGAACCAGAGCCTCATCCCCACCTGACATTGAATCGGGGTTCTGTAACCGCTTCACTTTCTCCAACTCAATCAAAGCTGCCCGTTTCCCCGGCGTCATGGCCTGGATGCCAGCGACACCCTGAGCAGCCAAAAGGTTCTGCTGTTCCTCACTCAAATTACCTGAGCCAATCTTGATGGCTCCCTTCGTGCCCAACCACTGTCCAACACCCGCCAACCCTGACCAGATCCCCCGCGCCAGATCCAACCCCGGACCCTGTGCTACCCCAGATAGGAACCCCATCGTGGCATTCGATCCCTCGCTGAGATAGAACCCCATCCGCTTTAGTTTCTCGGTACTCAGTTCAAAGTTATCGACAGCGTTCTGCCACAATCCATTGCGCGGATTCCAGACGGTCTTGAAATAATTCAACCCTGCACTACCATACTTATCTACGGTCTGTGGGGTAGGCGCACCTGTCAGCCCCGGCGTGTAGACCGCATCCGGCTCCTCTTTCTTTTCGACAATGTTCCGGTAGAGGGCCTGCTGGTCCCCTTCGAGCGACCATTCTGAAACGCCGTCTTTACCGACTCTTTCATAGACCGGGTATTGAGTTGCGACATTGGTAATCTCTCCTACCTGCGGATTGTAATATAACTTATCCCCCGCCTTGACTTCCTTCGAGACAGTGGGTTGGTTCTTGGTGAACGTGGCGGGCTGATCCCCAATCTGATAATTGGTTTCACCCTTATATACGGCAGGTACGCCCGTTGATTTCAAAGAATATTGATTGGTTGACTGATCCCAAAAGAGGGGCTGACCAGATGAGCGCGTGGTGACAGACTTGAAGGTGGGATCATAGAACAACCGATCCCCCATCTTGACCTGTGGCTCATACACAGGCGGATCGCCCCGATCCTGACGGGATTGATTGAGGGTGTCATAAAAATCCGCCTGTTCCCAAAACTTCGGGGTGACAGACTGACCCGGCTTCAATGCCCGTTGAATGAGATTCGGTTTCTTGAATAAATTCTCTAAGACTTTGGATGCCATATTTATAAGAGTTCCTTGTTTGCCTCACCAAAGACGTACCGCCCATCCTGCGTGCGCTGCATGGGAACCAACTGACCTGCTGAGAAATAAGGCTGGGATAACATTCGCGCCAGTGGCCCATAAGCGTTCAATGACTGCTGCTGGCTCTGGGACATCAACGGATCAAGTGCCCCCATCGCGTTCAACTGCTGACGGCGGGTTTGCATATTCGATCCGGTTCCCCCAAACTGGGAACCTACATTCAGGATCGAACGTAGATACCGATAACCCGGTCCAAGTTCCGCATCTGTCTTACCCGTAGCTCCAGCCAACTGTGATAGAGCTTGCAGAGCATTACTCGCCCGTTCCCCGGAAGTGAACTGTTGGCGCAGTCCAGTGGTCAGGGCGGAAGGCGGTACAAAGGGTATCGTCTGGTCATTGACCTTATCCATGGTTTCAGGATTCAGGTGGGCGAAGTTGGTTGGATCTTGCTGGTATAAATTCGATGCCACCTGACGCTGATCCTCCGGGGACAGGAAGGGGATCAACATATTGGTCGCCGCCAGATACTCGGTAGCCTCATTGGTTTCCGATGGCTTCAGAGCTTTCCACCAGGACGGTGCACCGGCGATGTTGGCATCAAAGGCTTCCCAGGTAACTGGGATTGGAGCAGACTCTCCTCCCCCGCCCCCTCCACCGCTCCAATCATAACCACCACTTCCACCCCCACCACCAGGATTGGTTGGATCATTAGAGATCAGTCCAGCACTCATCAGGTAGTCATTGATCCCACCTGCCAATGATCCGCCCGTTTGGTGTTTCTGCGTCCCCCAGTTGAAGAAGTGCAAGCCCTGATCCCCCGTCTTATAGTAAGTCTTATCCAGGGTAGGTTTCTTTACAGTCGTCACAGTACGCAGGTTGGGGTTATTAAACTGACGCTTCTCCGTGTCCACAATAGGCTGGACAGTTCGGTTCGAATTGACCCAACTTGGTTTCTTCGGAGCTTTCCCATCACCCCAATTGAAGGTGTTCTTTTTCTTTGCCATGCCTACCTCCGCTTCATTCGGCGCGACTCCATGCGCTGTATGTAATCCGTCACCGCTTCAGGTCCGTACTTATCCGAGATCGCCTGAAAGTCTTGAGGCTTGAGCTTATTATACACTTGAATATTGCGATCTCGCTCAATTTTGAATGTATCTTGCAAATCTCGCAAACCATCTCCATATGCCTGTATTACCGGATCGAATACATTCATGCTACCCCTCCTAACAACTGCGGCTCCGCAGTCGCCATCTGTCGCATCTGATCCGCCTCACTCTGACCAGGAGCCATTCCCCCCAAGGCTTGCGGAGGTAACTGCCCCGTGGGTGAAGCCAGTCCGGTCAACTGCTCTGGTCGTCTGGGTTGTCCGGTAGGTCCGGGCTGACCAGGAGGACCACCTTGAACTAACAATTGTAATGTGAGAGCCGCCGCCTCATCCCCATTTTCAGCCTGCGCCCGTAGGAGAGCGATCATGGCATACTGCTGGGCGACAGGATTATTCTGCGCCATCTCCAGCAACCGTTTCTTGCGTTCCTCTCCTGGCTGGTCGATGTCCAGATACTCTTGCATAATGGTGTGTTCCGAGAGGATGCCCATCACCTGTGTCGCCATCGCATGTTTGCGTTGGGCTTCGTTGGGGAACTCAGGTTTGATCACACATAAGACGTTGTAATCCGCCAATCCCTCACTGAAAACCTGCTCATAGAACTCCGCTCCGCGCTGCTGACCATACACCCGGATCACCCGGCCCGCCCCAAAGTTGGCACATAAACGCAGGGCTTTCTTTGCCCAGGTCGCCCACAACATCTGCAAATGCTTGATAGGCTGCTCCAAACGGATACGGTTCTGATCCCCCATCTGACTGAGGGCATACCCGCTAACTTGGGATGGACCAGCCCCAAAGAGTACATCCGAGAAACCAGACTGCTGTGCTCTCGCCCGCAGGAAGGCCAACTCGTTCTCAATATCAGGAGGCGTTCCTTCCCACCGGGGGAACTCCAAACTCTCATCTGGGCGCATCTGCTGAAGTGAACCCAAAGCTGGGTCCATCGAGATCACCCGCCCATCCATGGTCTTTGCCACCAGAGGAAGACCTGCGTACTTGGTAATCAAGTGGTGACGGCGGTTGGTATCCTTTTCGATCAATGAGATAGTTCCCTCTAACGGATCTACAATCGAGTGCCCCCAACCTTTCGCATCCCCTCGATCCACCGGCTTGAAGAACTGGATAGTGTACGGTAAGTCTTCATAACCCTCCATCTCATGCAGTTCAAAGATGGCGGTTCCCCCAAACACGACAGCATGTTCTACAATCCGCTTGGTCTTCCCGTCAATAATCTTCTCAGCCAGTCGCCAGTAATCAATAAAGTCATCCGTTGCTCCCTCTTTCTGGGAACGATCCATGTTGATATACCGTTTGATGGGGATGTTATATTCCAATTCCACATCCAGCACCGTGCGGGCATCCACCCGGAAAACATGGAGCCAACGGTTCGGACCACCAGGGATTAGGAAAATCTTCAGCGGGTCGATCACCTGCACCCGCATGGGAGGCTCTGCAAAACCATCAAAATTCTGAGGTACTAGCTCCTGACCATCCTCCCCACTCGGAACAGCCACGGTCGCCGTGATCTCACTCATATCCGCCAATACCGGGTCCCATACCCCATACAGCACAGCACATCCGTCCCGAGTGAAATTCATCTTTACTTCATAGGGGATCAGGTATTCCTCCCGATCCGAGTTGATCTGCACCAGACCGTTGAGAAACTTCTCTACCTGATCGGAGTCACGCTGTTCCTGCATACTGGGCGACCAACCATGTACTTTGAACTCGGGTTCCCCCAGGATGCCAATCGCCAGATCCACCGTGTTCGTATAGGTAGGGTCTTCGTAACGTTCCTCCCCCTGGCGGGCACGTTTGGCGTAGTGGTTCATGTTGTACAGGTCGCGCCGGTGTTCGATCAACTTATGCCAGCCATCGCAGAACTTCTTAGCGCGGCTGTAGTAAAGTGTTACTTCACTAACGGTTTCAATAGAATTCTGTGCTGAGGGTTCTTGCATCATCAGGATCTCAACGCCTCCGGTAATTTCGCATTGATCTCATCCCAAATGGTTGGAATACGAGTCGAACCATTATCATCTGAGAATGGACTTTGAATAAAGATGGGGATCGAAGTATCCACCCCTCCCCTGTTGACTGAATCATACGCCGCCATCGCCAATGCCTGAGCCGCATCAATCGGATACTTGGCGTTCTCATTCTTCTTCAAGCGATAACCACGCGATGTATGCTCTGCCGTAGCGTACTGAATGTGATCTCGCAACTCAGGAGATGGATAGGCTTCAAGATTATTCGACCGCATCAGATCATATAGATTTTGAGTCATCTCAATCATAATCGACCCCTGCTGCGGGACTTCAATGAGCGGCATCCCCATTTTCTTGAGAGCAACCGCTGACCGTTGGAACTGGGTTGGATCGTACAGAATACCAACAATTTTGAATTCCTTCCACAGTTTCAATAACTCGCGTTCAACCGTTAGCTCAAGGTCTAATATCTGCCCATCCTGTAGTGGCGTCCAGATCCGGTGAAAGGCTACCCCCACCTTACGAGTCTGAGAGTTGTAATAGGTCCCAACCATCGCACTCGTATCATACTTTGTCCCAATGTCTACCCCAATCGAAATTGGCATGGAACGTAAAGGGTCATCTCGGAACAGGGTCAATGGTCCCTGCAACCTACTAGCCGCCCGATCCCACATCTCCACAGGAATGAAGGATTCATTCGAACTTGCCCAGCGGTTGCGGTGCATCCGTAAGAAATCCATTGGGCGCAAGGTCAACATTTCCTGCTCATAGAACTCAGGTGTCTGCCATGGCATCCGAGGTTCTGTATCCCAATAGATAAACACACGACCACTTCTGCGACAAACTGGATCACCCCGCATATCAACAATATCTTCTAACTCCGGGACGACTTCTCCATTGATATACTTACCACCCTCTTTCTTGAAACATAGATCATACAAGTCCTTCAATTGGATACTTTCCGTTTCAAACCCGGCGTAGGTCGCCACTACACGCATTGCATTCTTGACCGTGGCAGGTGGCGTCAATTCCGCCCACATACGCCGACTGCCTTCAGACGAGTAACCCCACAGTTCATCGAAGGTAGATAAGAATTGTCGTGATCCCGCCGCACTCGAATACTGGTTTGCCAATACTACCGTTGTCGATCCATTCTCATACCGAACCTTCTTAGCCGTTGTAGTCAATCCCAGTTTCTTTTCTACATGGAACTGAACATCAGCATAAGCTCTGGAGGCAGCTTGTTCCATATCATTCGCACAGCTAAAAAGCTCAGAATTGTCCGGGGCACACTCACCCGCCCAGGCCAGGATCGCTGCCAAAATTATGGTTTTGCCGCTTTTTTTCAACGTGCTATAGACAATGGTTGAATAAGGTAATTTCCCATTCTCGTCCGGGGTCAGGCAGTGACCCAAAATTCTCCGCTGGAATGGGAATAGCTTCAACAGACCGGGACCATCAGACCATTCATTCTTCTCCATATCCCAGACCTGCTTGACGTAAAACCCATCCTCATCCAACCATTGCAGGAATGATTTCAATATGCGCCCCTCGGGTTCATCCGTACCTGATCCATCTTCCCCGGCATGGGAGCCTGTCCCATCATTCCAGGCATAGGAGGCATCCCCCCGCCCATCAAGGCAGACATATCCGGCATACCCCCCTTGGGCATCAACATCTCCCCACCCTCACTCAACTTCTCCGCACCCATCTTACTCTCCATATATTTCACTGCTTGGGCGCGAGTTGAGAATGGTTTGCCCTTGTTGAGTTTCTGACCACCATCCCGATCCACCACGTAGAATTTGCCACGTTCTTTCTTGACCTCTAGGTCCATGTTGGTTCTCCTACACCAGATAAATTAGATCCAGCACTTTCTCACCGTCAAAGGTTCCAGCGGGAGTGTATAGATTCTTTTCGATCTCATCTGCATCCACCGCCAATGAACCGCCCGAATCAGCACTTCCATCAAATAATGCCAGCAATAGGCAGGAGGCGTTGTACGCAATATGTGGAAGACCAACCTTATTCCCCACGCCAATGCTGACAGTATCACCGCTGGCATTTGTCTTCTGCGGGAATATAATCAACCCACGTGTCTTGAACGCCACGGCCCCCTCCACTTCAGTTGTTCCATCCAAGGCAATCGTTTCAGAAATTTCCTCATCGTCTATATTCGTCCCATAGACCATTACATCTCCAGCAATGCCTTCCGCATTACCTTTAATTGTCGTTGTACGTGGATAATCAGAGGCGGTAATTGCCGTTGAAATATTCTGTGATCCGGCTGTTAATGTAACCGCAGCATGAACCGCCGTAGCTGTACCAATTGCGGGGATAATCTGATAGTGCTGCGCGAACATCGCAGTCACATCCCCAGTATCTACAGCGCCTTGTAAGGCTACCTTCGGGATCTCCGCTGCCACACTTGCTGGGGTAGAGGCTAACGTGGAAGAAGCCATCGCCTCCCCCTCTGCGTTAGTCGCCAACTTCAATAGACCCGGATGGGCAGTCGTCCCATAATAGTTATCCAGAATCTTCTGGAGCGACACGGCGGGATCGTTATTGAACGGCTCCGTCAATCCCGCCCACAACTGCGCCAATCTATTCAAAATCAATGGTAATTTCTGCATTTCTCTTTTCTCCTAAATAGTTTCGAAAATTCCGATTAGCGGACTATCCAAATACCATCGGTACAGCGCCGGTAATACTCGGCGTCACGGTTGGATCGGTGGTTGCAAACGTGATCAGATATTGGTGATAACGTCCGGTCGGAACGTCTAAAGTGAACGCGCCAGCATCAACGCTCTGATCATCCAGGCTTTCAGCGTTGCGGGCCGTCACCGTAATCGAAGTGCCAGCCGGAAGAACAGCGTTTTGCAGATCCAACCTGCCTAATTTATCTGCGCCAGCATCGTAGACCGGCATGAAAATCTGACCGCTGGACTGGTAGTTGATGACGAAATTAGCCGGGGTGTAGTTTTCGGTGTGGCGGCAAACGTTGGACACTCGCAACTCATCGATATAACCGCCCCAGGCAGATCCGCCTGATGCAATCGATCCAATTGCTACCGGAAGCGGCGGGTCTGTTGCGCTGAAATCGTCTATTGTCCAGTTGAACGCGCCAGATAACAACAGGTCTCCATCCCGAAATATATAAACATTGTCATTCGCAACCCGATTGTTGCATATTGCAAACCGGATCGGTGTATTGAGTTCAACACTAGCAACCGGAAACGTTGGGCTGAAAGTTTTTGAGAGGCTACCGCTTCTCAGGCCGATTGACAATGTGTAGTTTTCTTCTCCGCCTGTAATATACGCGTTGATATGCCGAACGGTTGTTGACGCGCCGTGATAGTAGATATATCGAATGCCGCTGTCCCAATGGTCTGCGAACTCAACAGTAAACTCTATTGAGAAATCGGTACGATTTGCCTCCAACACCGAAACAACCGGGTCGGTAAGGTTTCCAACGCTCGGCACTCGCGCAACCGAATTGGACACGGTAGATACTTTCTTTAGACCGCGAGCGTCAATCACAATCCCGTTTGCCGCGCCCATGTGTATCCCGTTCCCGCTAAAATCCAGCATGGTTCCGGTTTGACCGGGAAGCCATAAACCGAGCACGTTCGCATCTGATCCTTTTGGCGCGAGCCGAAAAACCGGCGCAGATACAGGCAGATCGGCGCTGACGTTAATCAGTTTACAGCCTGCCAGGGTTCCGTCCGGTTCGAGTTTTCCAGCCAGCGTCCGGTCGTGGATCAGTAGTTCATGTGTCCAACCAAACAGATCGACATACATAGCAACGACCGCCTGAACCTCATGGCCTGTCAGACTGCTAGTAACAACGTTGCGGTTAATGTCATTCGTAACCAAACGCGGCGTATCGGTTCCGCTGCTGTTGATATATTTCCCGTTTTGCTGGCTGGCAGGAGTGGTGGCTGTGCGGAACATCGTACCGACAAAAGAGCGGTTTGCACGTAAAAAAATTGGGGAGGGGCAGGTATAAACCTCCTGCTCTGGTGTAGTGTGCTCCCCGATGTAGTGCGGCACAAACATGACATAGCGCACCGTCCCATCCGGTTTATCCCATCTCACAATATCGGCGCAAAAACGACCCTGATTGTCGTCCGCCGTTGCACCATCAACGTCCTCGCCAACTGTGCCGATGTAGAGCGGATTTTCCGCGTGTGGCGTCCAGGTGACGAGATCGGTTGATGTCGCCAACCGGATTTTTCTGACAGATGTGCTGATGTTGTTGTAGTACAGATAATAGGTTGATCCATCCTTCAGAATACCGCCAAAATCAATCGCGACTGCACCAAAACCGCTGATCGCCTTTGACAAAACCGGCGCGGATAAAACATTTCCCGCTGTGTCCTTGCGCTCCCAGGTCACACCATCTAATGATGTAGCCAGCCCCAATTGTAGGTCGGTATCTGCCGCTGATGCGCCCCGGTAAATCATGCGCCAGGGTCGTGTCTCGCCTGTCTCGCACCATACAAATGGCACGCCAATCGATGCGTCGTCCCAGGAGCCGCCAGCGCCTAGATCCAGCGCCAGGATAGGCTCACCGTATATACGGCTATTTGTGCTTGTAATCTGGTAGATTTTATTATCGACCTGACCGTGACTAAACTGTCGCCAAACGTCAGCAACCTGATCATAAACCACATTACCAAATGTCTGACCCGCAGCAGAAATCGGGTTTACATCACTCCTGCGCCAGCGGGTCAGGACAATATCACGGTTATCGAGGATCGCCCGATAACGCAAATTCGCGGTTGTACCCACAAAGGATCGACCCCAACGCCGATCACCGATCATCCTCCCCCAGATTCCGCGCCCCATTATGCCACCCCAAGACAGGGGAAGGTGTACGCTCCTGTTGAAGTTTTATCCGCACCGGAAGAAAGAACAGAATGCAGACGGGCATAGCGGCCAGCAATATGATACCCCTGATAATCCAGCGGGTTCCAACGACTCAACCCAGTGGACGGAGTAATCTGGTGCGTGCCACCCGTTGAAGTCACCATCGCGGCGAAGTCAGAAGAAACCGTAGAGTGAGAAATCTCAGGACGAATCAAAGTCCCAGAACCAAGATCCCCCGCAACTGGAATTTTTACCAGTAGTAAGGCTTTATCCTGTAGATCAATCTGATTGGAAAGCGCAGAGTTGATCGCAAAAGTGAAAGCGCCAGAAAACCGCTTGGGCAGCGTCATAATCTCCTCCTAACGAGAAACAAACAGATATATTACCATCACCTATATTATAGCAAAGTTTTCAACTATACGCAATAGGGGGAGAGTTAAACGCCTTGCCCCCCGCCTGATCATGGACGGGGGGCTGACACAAGGAAAGGAGAGTGAAAAACCTAACTACAGTATAACTTTTTTTAGATTAAAAGTCAACCCCCCGGTAACTCGATGACTGAGGGATCGCTTGTAGTAAACGTAGATTGGGGGATAGGGGCGGAGCCTAATTATTCCGCACAGTCCTCGCTTTCTCTTTAATCAGACAGTTCGCACACACCATCTTATACCCACTCGGCCAGTTTGACGCGACCAACTCTACTAGGACGCCATATTGGCTTTGGGTTGCAGGTGTTATCGACAATACAGCGGGATCGGATTCTCCACAGGAGCAGATCCCGTATGTATCAATTGCTTGACGTACCAATTCCTCGATCTGAGCCAAACGTACTTGGAACCGATACTTGCGATGGTAATCTCTCGAACAGTCCCGGCAATACCCACCCGCAAACTCTTGAATAGGTTTGACCTTCCTACACTGTGGGCAATACTTCTCGCCCTCTATCGTAATGTATTTAGACTTTCTTGCCACGTTTCAACTCCCCCACCGATACCTTCAAGATCCGATGGGGCGGTATGATTACTTCCATGCTACTCTCCAAAGTAGACAACCCATCCCGGATAATTTTATTGGCACGCTGACGCCCCGCCACCTGATCCACTACATAAAAGGTCGCCAACTGCCTCACATCCTGTTTACTGGCGGTCTTAGATAGATCCAGATAGTCCACGATCACCATCCACTTTTCCTCTGGCTTAGGCATGGGAGAGGACATAGCACCCCACCAATAGGCATAACGCCGCGCTCACCCAAACCCAACCAACCGCAAGCCCGAACTTGAGTGCCAGAAATCCGAATCTCCGTGCTCTACTCATCATCTTCCTCCTAACAAAAGAATTGCATAACCAGATAGGACACCCCACAGGCCAGTAAAGACATTACCAATAAGATCGCCTTCAGTTGACGGGCCATGGATTTCCGCGTACCTATCGGAATAACTTCATTATCCTTGTGTCCCGCGATGGCGCAGATCCCACCGTTGGGTCCAACAACCTTGGGATGGCGACCGCCGTTCTTCACTGTTCCACCATGATCCAAGGCGAACTCTAAGAACTGTGCCTTGGTCTGGCAGGTATCTAAGTTATCCGCTCTCCTCGTCCCCATTTTGCCCTTCCCCTATTTCTTTCGGGCGGATGCCCCCACCTGTGAATGTATTGTGTCGTTCTGCGAATTGAATAAAGAAGTCAGCGATCTCGTTCTCTCGGCACATGGCATAGAACTCAGGTACGTCCAGACAGCGGATGCGCCAGTAGGAGTCTAGCAGACCATCCTCATCCCGTTCTTCACGGTACTCAGCCCAGATCGGCTTCCTATTTTGTGCTGGGATGAGGTGGTGGCGCAGGGTATAAACCAGATCATCAGCCTCCTCCTCGGTCAGCTTCTCTATCACGTAATCCATTTCCCATATCTTCTTTGTCATCCTGTATCTCCACTACTAGATAAGACTTACTTATGTGCGCCCTTGCCTGATCTTCAGTTAGTTCCGTCACCACTGCGTTGGGAAAGTTCTTCAGCCAGCTTGGAATAGTCATCTATTTCTCCCCACCGAATAACATCCGCACCATACCTAAAACATACCCCTACATCCGCAGGGCCTACCGGACATCTACCATCCGGGTTGTATACAATCCATTCTATTAGATCCGCACACCATCCAATAGATTCCACCCCATCATCGCACAGAACATAAACATTCCGATAGGTGGGTCCACCCTCAGTCCTAGGAGTACACTCACTCGCTTTATAGGGATACTTAGCTTCCAATTCCAACCGCCTCTGTGTAGCCTCCCTTTCTGCTGCATCCCCCACTCCCGATGACCAATAGTGAATATAATCCGGTAAGAAATCACTAACAGCAACCGCATCATCACAGGTTAGAAACGCAGCGGCGGCTTCTGCATCATACCGAGCGCGGCGTAATTCCGTCCAAGCCTCTTTGGAAAGTTTCACCCCAACCATCCTCTCCAAACTTTCCAATGCGCGGCGGAAGGCGAGTTGTCGAGCACGTACAGGATCGCTTACATCTCCAGGATGCTTGATTGCGTGTCCACTGCACCAGCGTTCCCCTACAGTGAAGTGAAACTCAGTCGGTGAAAAGTGCAGGAAGCAGGTAGTAATGGTGCGCCCATCATCGTAGTCCGTCTGCTCCATGTACATATCCACGGTCTTACCGTTATTCAGTCTCAAAGCCAAAGGTTTCATCTCTCCCAGTTCTCCTAATGTTTTCCTAACGACCGATACTCGTCAAACAACTCGTCCATTCCAGAGATTGCCACACCGCTACGGAAACTATAGGATGACAATAAATTTATCGCCCGACCCAACAGATCATCCACAGCCAATCTCCGCGCCACGATCCGGCACACATCCTTCTCCCCGCACTCGCACTTCCCACCGGCATCCAACTGAGCGCGTAGGGCAGCGTTCTCCTGACGTAACTGTTCCAACTCATCCATCATTCACCATCCCGAATTGGGTACTCAGAGATTTGAATATAGGCAATGATGGGTATCCCCGTCCTAAGTGCTTCCAACCCACTAAACCCATCAAAGAAATCCGCATGTACGACTGCTTCGGGATACCCATCATCACGGATCAACACCTTCTCCATGTACTCTACTCCGCTGATTTTAGATTGACACATAATCGGCTCCAATAACAACTTCTTAATCATTCTGTCCACTCCCTCCGCATCCATTGGTCACGCCCCTTCAGGTGACGCGCCTCTATCTCGTCCAACATGGACTTCCAGGCGATCCAGTCCAGCATACCAAAGAAACCACTCGCCACCCCCACCAGATACATCAACCCGAACACGGCGGAAAACAGGGTCACGAATAGCGCACCCCACTCTACCATGAACGCCATCCACTGCGATCCCCAATGTGCCGCGCACAAGAACAGCAGAGACAAATGAAGTTTACTCAGAGCAGATGCCCGCGCCTGAGAGAAATGTTCTTTGACTGGATCAGTATATTGAACTGGGAATAAGCGTTCGATAGAAACCAACAGGAGGGCGACCGTGAAATATAACCCAACGATATTCCACCAAATGTTCCAGCCCGTTATCAACTGACCCGCTACACCGATCATCAACAGCCCAAACGCCAGGAAAAAGAAAAGAAGTTTCATCCTACACCACCCACACCAAGAAACCAACTACAATCCCCACTGCGATCCAGAACCCGCAACCCAACAACAGCCCGTTTCGCATTCCAATGGCCGCGTCTAAGTTATACTCCTGTGCGCTTTGCGTATCCCACTCTGGTCCCTTTGCGCTCATCTCACATCCCCCGCACCCGCAACCAAAACCCAAAAATTGAACCGGCTATGACCAAGAAGGCAGTCAGCCCCATCAACCAATCCACCGCCCTACGCTTTGGATACGCCATGTTTTTCATCTTCCATCCCCAATTCTTCATATACAGGTTCGAATATCACTACAAACCCACAGTGAGTGCAGACAGCGAAGTCATCCCCATTTACCACCATCTCATATCCGCACTCCGGGCAAAAAACTCTCATTTGATTTTCCATTTGTTTTGCTCTCCTGATAATATTATACAGTCGGTTTTTCTAAATTGCAATATGGAATATCTGGTTTTGGGGAAATTGCCTATGAGAAATAAAAAAACCGCCCCATTATACATCGGTAATAGATAAATGCAATAGGCAAACTACTGATTCAAAGTAAACACCCGCTCCATTCGAAACTCCTTCAGACCGTCCCCATTACGAATGTCCAATTTTGTCGGAATTTCCAACACACACCGAAAGTCTTTCGGAGCCTGATACTCGCTAACATAGACCTTATTATCTCTCGACCATCCCCGAACAGTACTCCAGAAAACCTCCGAATCAAATTTACCCACCGCCCCATAACCAGTAGTTCCCCGATAGGGGGGATCACAATAAATCAAGGAATGCTTTGGATAAGTCTCTCGGTAATCCCGCACCTCAAATCGCACCTGACCCAAAGTTGGGATTTGTTTGATAAGAGAGTTCCGAGCATTCTCAGCATAATTCCGGTCATCAGATCGCGCATACCCCCCAAACCACTTACCACTATAACTGCACCCAAACCCAACAAATCCAGATAGCGCAGCATCTTCATCTAAATGTCCCCGAACATACTGATACTGAGCTTCATCAACAACTCTCGGCGGGAGCCAACCATCCTGTAATGCCCGCCACATTGCAATCAGATACTTATTCGCATCTGAGGCAAACCGCTTCCCCCCAACCAGAGAACACACTGATGCACCCCCCACAAATGGCTCAAAATAATATCGACAATCATCCATCTGTTCCAATAAATAAGAACTGATTTGTTTAGCTATCCGTTGCTTCCCACCAAAATACTGCATAAAGCCCTCCCACCTATAATTATACAGGGGGATATGAAAATAGCAATATGCAATATCTAAATCTGGTTAGGGAATATAACCAGGAAGGGGATTAGTTTACGTATCTGGCAGATAGGGGTTTATATTCGGAGTAATTAGTTTACGTATCCAGTAAAATTATTCAAAGATAGATCAAAACCAAACATAACATAACTAACATAACTCACTACCTACCGTACCTTCGATCTATGCGAATGTATCGTTCCCCCCGCCCGCCTGTCCCCCTGCACCTCGTCACCCATCCTATAGCCTGGGCCGCGCCACCACCCGCACATATACTAGCAAGCGGGCCAGGTGCGCCACGGGTACGGGTGTGCTTCATGGTTTTGATAACTACACTTATAGCAAGCAAGAATGTGGCCAGTCAGGAAGGGCAGCGGGTTACAATGTGACTGGGTGGTCACATTCCTATGAGGAGTCAGACGCCAGGACTATCTTTTTAGAATGATTATAAATATGGAATGATTACAATATTAGAGTCATTACAATATTAGAATGATTATCAGATAACCTTACAGTTCAGTTATATTCGGTTAGGTTTCGGTTTGTCCTATTGTAAATGACTATCTATTGGCTATACTGAAAGTACGATTTATTCTGTCACCCGGAGGGTTATCACATGACACATGCACGGTTGGCTTATTATCCTGGATTCGGCTACTACATAGAAGCATTCTCACAAGTTATGGGAACCTGGATTGTAACCGTTCGCCTATCGTCCCTCTCATTAGATGCAGCATGGGGGGAAGCTCAAGACTGGATTGACTCTTATCCTGAATATTTCCTGGATACTCGCTTGTATACCGGGACTGGTTCGACTCCTGCCTAATTCTATTCTATCTACTTCAGTTTGGAGGTTATCACCATGTTAGACCTTACTCCCGCTCAATCTTCATTCCTTGCCCTGAATCCTCACCTTGTACCCGTTGCGAATCTTGCCGGGTACGGTGTGGAGACTTTGGTAATGGATACCCTCGTCACTCCTGAGGGAAATCATCCTGTATACATACTGACTGAATCTTGTTTCGTCCAGTCAGTAGATTATTGGCAGGACCACAACGCTTATGATAATCCCACTTGGACCGTACGCGGGCACTATGCTATTGAGGGAACACCGGTCACTAAAGAGGTCACAGGTAAAGACATTCAGGCTGTGCGCGATTATATGCGCTGCCATTATCCGAGTATCTCAGTTGATTGGATCATCTAATCTATTCGATCACTTGGAGGGTTGACTATGCGTAAGTTATGTTATATCAAAAACGATTGGGGGATTTTACAGGACCCATCAGGACAATATGTAGTGGTGGCAAAAATTGACGCGTGCCATGTGACAGCTGTTTCCTGGGTTCCTCGGGGTTCTGACTTGGATCAAGCCGTGGAATATGGCCTATCCATTCGTTATTGTCCGTGGTTTACAGCTTGTCAGAGTCACCCTGTAAACCCCATACTTACATTATCTCATTCTGTCTTCTAATCACCTATCCACTAATAAGGAATCCTATAATGTACGCACCTTATTAGATCCATAGTCTTCTAATCCGTGTAGTGTAACCATTGTGCGCGATCTTTACACTACACCAATTGTAAGACTATCCTAGACACCTGGAGGGTTAGCTATGAAACGGGTCACTTATACAGGTACGGGTTACTATTCAGGGCGCGGATTTATTGATCGCCCTAAGCGCTCCCATCATGGTAAGGGTTACAATACTCTTATTACCTGGGTTATCCTGCTGCCAATTCTGGCAGTAATTCTGTATGCTACGTTTGGAGGGTGATACTATGTTTATTCGAGTAGAAAAATCAGGCTACAATCAGGATGGGGTACAGTTTGCGCGGGGTCTATTCCTTATGTTGGTTCAAACTAGGGAATCAAAAGAGGTTCGAGCAATTGTTAGGAAAACATCCCTGTCACAATTCGGGCATTTTATGATGGGCTTCGCACGCGTCAAGGGTGAACGTCTGACATTATCCGGGTCCTATGGTTCCGATGGGTTGCCTATGACTGTCAGTAATACAGTATTCAATGAAGCTATCCCATTACCCGATGAACTATATCAAGCATGGGCACAGGGTAATGGATGGAATAGCGCGGGCAATGAAGTCCCCAACATGAGAAAATGGGCACTAACTAACCTGGATAAACTCTATAACGTCTAGTCCTATAATCCGCTGTCAGTATGGTACGCGCTATACTGACAGTCAATTGTGAGACTAACCCTATTATGATGAGAGGATACAATCATGTTAGAAGGAACTGAACTGAAGAAAGCCTTACAAGCTATTGACTATAATTGGGCCGCTGAATCCCTGAATCATCCTTCAAACTTTGGTTATCATGGGGACTTGGATCTATTCAATACTTGGGGGTCATGCTTTACTCTTGAGCACCGGGATTCTAATACCTTGGATCAATCCAATAGCGCCACGATCAAACAACTAATCAAGGACAACGGGTTAGAGGATGACTTTGAGGTATGTAATTTCAATCATTGGGCCGTTGGTTGGGCTGAACAGTTAGCGATTAGACTTGCAACGGAAGATGGTATCAATCATGAGGCGCTAACTTTTTGGCAGTCTATCTTAGATTCACTGGAAAATTACCCGGTATTAGATGAGGATGACTATTATAATCGGGAGTATGAAGACTTCATTGATACGCTGGGTTCCTGCTATAAATGGGACTTGGAAAATGAAGGATACATCCTGCCCGATGACTGGGTAAGTCAAGTAGCGCACGAATTAGACTATTCATCTTCAGAAGAAATTAAGATGGATGATCTAATCGAAGCTGCCGAATCCCTTGGATTTTCCAAAGAGTAATATAACCTTAATCAGGATAGGGAAGTTATATAACCCTATCCTGTATTCTATTCCTATGGGGTGACACTATGCCAACGATTAAGGACCGTCTATTAGATATTATCCAACCTGCGGGTTATGATCTTATAACCGCTTGTGAGATGGCTGAATCTATTATGCAAGCTGCGCGAGAATGCGAGGATAATTATACCTGCTACTTGCAAGGGGCCAACAATACTACTATTGATATAACTCTAACGAAAGTTCCTCACAATTGCGAGAAATTGCCTATTGACAAATGCAAATAACCTGCTATCATATTATCAGACGGACAAACACAACGACCTAACACAAGCGGAGGGTAAGAACATGAAGAAAGTAATCAGACCGGGAACGATCAAAACTGACGGCGGCGCGAGTGTATCAATTTTCTGTGAGATTGAATATACACAGGGTAAGTTATCCATTACCGGGGTTATCGGTCCTCGTCCCTCGGGTAACAGCTACGGCGGAGCCGGTCAGATTAATATGGATTTTGCCCATCGTAACCCGGAAGATAACGACCATCGAACCTATCACCCAATTACTCCCGAAGATATTACATTCGCTCCCGGTTGGGACCGTGAGAAGTGGCTAGACCTGTTAGACGTTTGGGGACGCTGGCACTTGAACGACTTGAAGGCCGGTTGCGTTCATCAGCGGGCTATGGGTTGGGGCAAGAAGAAAGTAACAATAGCCCACCTCAAATTGAGCCGGAATAAGATTCATCTATGGTCAGAGATTAAGCGCAAGGCAGAAAAGGAATTATATTCTTCAGGTAAAGCAGAGCTTACCCCCGAAGAATTAGAGATTATGAATATGCCCTACTCCCTGACCGTACCCATTGAAACGGTTGACAATTACCCGGACTATTCAACCGAGAACACCGAAGAAAAACTTACTACTTGGATAAAGGAATCGGAACACCCTGAAGGGGTACTGTCTAAACCTTGCCCGGTATGTGGGTATAAATACGGTTCGGCTTGGCTGCGCGAGGAAGTACCTGCTGAGGTTATCGACTTCCTCAATTCCTTACCGGACGCTGATCGTCAACCCGCTTGGGTCTAGTCAATAAGTGGGGGAGCGCATCTACTCCCCCACTATAGGACACAATAAGAGGAGCGTGTAATGAAAGAGAAAACCGTCTATAAGAATCATTTGATTGTCATTGAGGAAGACGACAACCCCGACAACCCCCGCAACTGGGATAACTTGGGTACAATGGTTTGCTTCCATCGAAACTATAACCTGGGTGACGACGACCACGGTTATAACTCGGGTAACTATTCCTCATGGGATGAACTCAAAGCCGATATTATCCAGGATGAGGGACCATGTATCATGCTGCCCTTGTACCTCTATGAGCACGGCGGTATTACCATGAGTACCGGGGCTTTTAGTTGTCCTTGGGATAGCGGTATGGTTGGCCTGATCTACGTTTCACTGGCGAACGTCCGCAAGGAATACAGCGCGAAGCGGGTAAGTAAGAAGTTACAGGGGCGCGTAGCCGGATACCTGAAAGGTGAGGTAGAAACGTATGATCAATTCCTAACGGGTGATGTATACGGCTATAGTATCTATGCCCCACTGGATGACAGCTTTGATGACGAGACAGATCAAGAGGATGAAGACCTTCGAGATGATCTTGATTCGTGCTGGGGATTCTTCGGCTACGATACCTGCCTAACTGAAGCGAAAACCGTCGTAGATTACTACGAGCGCGAGAAAACAACTGCCTAACCTTACTCTATTCTAACCCTCTCCCCCGGTAGGTGGTCAGACCGGGGGCGCAACACAAGGAGATTGTAACATGGCTACCTCTATTTCTAATAACGATAATGTGATTGACAGCCGGGATGTAATCGCCCGAATCGAAGAACTGGAAAACATGCGGGAGTACACCTGCCCGGAATGCAAAGCTATGTCCTTTGGGGATACCATCTTATTCTATCACGAGGAAGATTGCACCAGCAAACAGGAGCCGGAACTATTCCAGGAAGCGGGGGACGCTGAAGAACTAGCAGCACTCTTAGCCCTGCAATCTGAAGCTGAGGGATACGCCTCCGACTGGCGCTATGGTGAGACACTCATTCGAGACTCTTACTTTGAGGACTACGCGCAAGAACTGGCGAGCGATCTTTACGGTAAAGAGGTATCGGATACTCATTGGCCCTTCACCTGTATTGACTGGGAAAAAGCCGCTGAGGAATTGCAATATGACTATACCTCCGTAGAATTTGACGGTGTAACCTACTGGGTACGATGAACGCCATTATCCTAACCATCTACCTGTTGTTTATGCCACTCGTCCAGGCCCCGCCCGCTCCTTACATCGAAGCGGGGGAGGTAAGAGTTATCTTGAATGACTGCGAGTGGGGGGCGCGGGGTGACACCTGCAATTTGCAAGCCCCGGTCATGGTTGACGCCTTCACCCTCTACCGGGAGGAGAGGCAACACTATTACACAATGTCCGGCATGTACTACTACGACCTGGAAGAACTGCTAATGATACGCTACAAACTGAGCGTGTACGAGCCGGGTCAATTGTACCTGATCTGTAATGATATGATGACTACATATAGGAAGAATGGGGAAATACTACCAGCTAAGGAGGAGCAATGAACACAAGAACCGAACGCCTGTTACCCAATGGCAAGCCCCGTTATATCCGTTGCTATGACAACGGGGGGAAGACTGCCGACCAGTACACCGTAGTTTATACCGGACGCTACACCCGCCATACGGGAGGACGCTTCTGGTACGTGGGTATGAGTGCTTACCCCTATCACCCTCGAGGATTCGGCTATCATGGGGAGAGTGAGACACCCATTGACCGCCCTACTTACTCCCACCTAGGCAAGCGGATCACGTTTGAGGATCTTCCTGCTGATTGTCAAAAACTGGTGCGCCTGGATTATGCATACCTCTGGGATGTAGACTAATGGTATTCATTCGAACGAACTCTCACCGAGCAGCCCAATACCTTGCCCGCCTGATACCCAGGATAACATGGTACTACTACAAACCAAAGCTATTCAGTACACCAGCGGCTACGGGTTATTGTCAGATCCCCGATGATCAACTCCCCTCAGCACTCACGATCAAGGGAGTTACCAAACCAAGGGATCAGGACCCTACCCACTACGGATATTGTTGGTAAGTCTGATATAAGGAGTAAAGAGATGGAAACTACTACGAGACCTGTAACCGATGAAGAATACCTGAAAGATCCTTCACTCTGCCCTGTATGCAGGTCAACCCAAACAAACCAAGGACTTATCTCCTTTTATGATGCAGACGGTTATCGTCATTACCGATGTATCTATTGCGGGGCACACTGGATCGAGAACTACAAGATGGTAGGCTATACCCTTGTCTCTTATTGACGCCTATCATGGTAGGTGCGGGCGCTGCCTGGTCAAACCGGCCACCGGGACACACGAGATTGAACCCAGATCCGCCCGCCCTACCACCTGGAATGACCCAGAGAATCAGATCCCTCTATGCAGTGAGTGTCATTCTCTGGTACAAGACAGCACTAAAGCATACGCAACCGAGTTACGCGAATGTCAGGAGCGGGCCGACCGCCTGTTCCACTGGAGGAAAAATGTACAAACGCAATGCCGCTAAACAATTACTACAACACTACTTCCGCCTGTTGGCTGAGAAGGCGGATCTTCGATGGGACTCCGACAATGACAATGAGGTTGGAGATATTGTGGATCTCATCATTGAAGCTGCACGAGAAGGGATGCAGGAGAAGGAAGAACACTCCGATAGCTGGCACGAATATCGTAAGGCTTACAAGGATGGGGAGTGATGACCTACAAACATCTGTACCGTCCGACCAAGGGAAGGGGCTGGGCCGTGGTGAATGCAAGGCGACACGCCGAACGCATAGCCAACCCGACCCGCAAAGAGTTATCCCTGCGGGATGCGGTGAAACGCTGCGGTTACTTAGATGCAGAATGGAATGTGGAAGAACTGATGGAGGGTGACATCATTGTGAATTTCATTTGCAAGTTCACGCTGCGGGGCAAGCCGGCTTATATCTGGTTCGCAGACTCCAGGTACACCCCCGGCAATCCATACAATGTCAAGGCCAGGGACCGGAAGATCCAGTTCGTGCAAACCCACGACTGCTACGCACTGGAACTATGGGATAACACCGCCGACATACTAGAGGCGGGTATAGAAATGTGGATGATTGGATTGAACCGAACGCCTATCAAGCTGGCAAGCAAACGCAGACCGGGCAGACCCCCGCAACGGGGGGACACCCGCCGCTCATCGGTCAAGAAACCAAGAGAACAGGGGATATAAATGATCGGGCGCGTACCCGGTTGTAAGATACGCCGCCCGAACCTGTCCCCCTATCTGCCTATACGCATAGTATACCACAACAGGAGCGAAACAATGGAAACTCGAAAGATCGAACGTGCAATTCCATATCCGTACAACCCGGGCGAGTATCGGCTAAGTAAACTAACTAGCGGTCCCCGTGGCGGCAAAAAGTGGCAAACGATTTACAGTCAACCCGCGACGGGCGGAAGCTACCGCACCGTCCTGGAGGTCGGAGCGACTTACAAAGAGACGTACTGGACAAATGGCTTCCCGCGCAGTTCCGAGTTCATTGTCAAACCCGGTCCCGATCAGTGGTAAGTCCATAGGATTTTTATTCGATCCAACGTGGATTACCCCCGCCAGTCGGGTTTGTAGGCTGGCGCGGTCGTCTGGTAAAAGTCCAGACCTGAATGAGGGATATGTGGAATAAGGATGAACTGATCCGAGAGATCAACGCCGCATACCAGGCGGCGAAGACTCAAATCGAAATCATTGAGGCAAGGGCTTACTACCAAGGTGTGCTCCGTGCCCTCAATGAGTACCGCCTGATGTGCGACTCGGATTACTACGAGATCCGCACACTGGTACGCAAATTGTTTCTACGGGAAATGACTAAGGAGGAATAACTATGACCGGACCCTGGAGTAAATGGACCCAAGAAGATTGGAGTAACGCTGAGTTTTGCGAGAACTGCGGCCTACCCCTGATCTGCGTTGAACCCGAGGAGGGGGAAACAGTAGGGCAGATGATGTGCGTCTACTGTACATGGATGGAGGATGAGTCAATCATCCGACAACAACTGGAGGTAAAGAACCGAAGACTACAAGAAGAACTGAAAGCCGCCATCAGCAAAGCAAAACCATTAGGAGGATAAATGATTACACTAGAATACCCAAAGATTGAGACACTATATAACCGGGATGATAAATTCAAGGTCATCACTACGGATGTTCGCTTCCCAGAATTTTCATATATAAATACCTGGGTTCTCACGGAGAAGGTGGATGGCACAAATGTCAGGATAGCCTTACATTCGGATGGATCTATTGAGTACGGAGGACGTACCAAAGATGCCCAGATGCCAACCTTCCTCCTCTCATACCTACAGGAAACATTCACAAAAGAAAAACTCCACGCCGTCTTTGAAAAACCAGAAGGATTTCCAGAGGTGGTAATCTTCGGAGAGGGGTACGGACCCAAGATTCAGAAGGGTGGAAACTATTCTAATACAGTAGGATTCCGCCTGTTCGACTGCGCCATTGCAGGTGAGGCGGTATGTGGATGGTGGTGGATGGAAACAGATTTCCTCGATACCCTCGCCACCTCCCTACAAATAGCGAGAGTCCCCTTCTGCGGAGGTATCAAGTATCTTCCCACATCTTGTGAGGATCTGGAACGATTGCTACCAAACAGCATCGTCACTATTCAAGATAAGGGACAGGGAACCTATCTACCAGAAGGAATTGTAGCCCGCCCCCCAGTAACAATGTTTTCACGTAATGGACATCGCATTATGTGGAAGCTCAAGTATCGGGATTTCTAATCTGGGGAGAGAGGGGGGAAACGGAATGGGGGTGAGAGGGGCACTACTGTTCAGGGACTTTGTTAGCACCAGACCCTCCCCCTCGTCTGAGTCAAACCCTTGTCCAAACTCTGATCTTTACTATAGGTAGTGAGCGATAGCGAACTACCTATAGTCACTGCTCATAAGGACGATGCCTTAGTGTCAACTTTACACTTACTGAAATTAAAAATATTTCCCCCTAACACTCGGGGGCGATGGGCTATCTGCTTCGGTTCGCTACGGTTGCTGTCGCAACCGGCTCACTGCCGCTGGCGCGGCGGTTGCTCTTGCTTCGCTTTGTCTTTCGGGAACTAACAAGTTCCCTGCGACCGCTTGCGATGCAACCATCGCCTTGAGTGTAACGATTTTTGAGGCAAAAGTCAATAGTTAATCGGAAAGGTTTCTTGCTATATCGGACGAGTTTTTTGCTATATCGGAAGTAGTTGCTTCCGAATCGGAAAAGAATTGTGTCAATTCGGAAAATTCTAATCATTATCTAACTGTTGCTCGGCTATCGTCCTTCCGAGTAGGGCTAGGCGGTCTGCTCGTTCGTTCTCGGGGTTGCCACTATGACCACGTATCCAGATCCATTCTACTTTGTGGAGTTTCGCTGCGCGGAGGAGCCGCTGCCAGAGGTCGGCATTGGCTACCTTATCCCCATTGTGGGTGTGCCATCCGTTGATCATCCAACCCAGCGACCACTCCCGCATCCCCTTCTGTACATACTGGCTGTCGGTGTAAAGCCTTACCTCACAGGGAATTACCAGACATTCGAGAGCCTGGATAGCGGCCATCAATTCCATACGGGATATTGTGGTGGCGGGGTCGGAGCCGTGGATTTCCTTGCGGTCCTCCTCGTCTATCAGGACTGCGCCCCAGCCCCCCGGTCCTGGATTCGGATAACAACTACCGTCAGAGTAGATATTTATCATTGGGTTTTTCTTCCTTTCTATAATTATAACATGGGAATTTGGAAATTGCCTATTGACTTTTCTGAGAATGTTATTATACTTGTAGTTACACAAGGAGAAAACAAGATGAACTGGTTGAAAAAAGTAATAAAGTCGTGGCTGTTCCCTACCCGATTACCTGCGGGGTTCAAACCGGCGAGTGAGTATCCCAACTCCAATAGGGATGTGCGTGTGTTCCTTTCAAGTGGTAAAGTAGGTTATGGGTGGAACAGCAGGATTCGACTTTGGTATGTGTATGTTGGTCCGATGTGGGAGTTCGATCTGGTTCCCGATGGTACTGTAATCGGTTGGGCAGAGTTGGAGGATAACAATGAGTGAGAACCTGAAGTATAAGATTGGTGATAAGGTGACGCATAAGTTCCGCCCTCAGTGGGGCATCGGTACGGTGGTGGAGATAGGCTGCGGCGGATTGGGTTATGATGCCAATGATGAAGGTGTGTGTACTTCAGGGGATGTAGAGGATTGTGTTGATGTGGAATATCCTCACTGGACGAATGATCCCGGTTCAGAACCCCGCATTGAAACGTGGTACACAAAGGTTAGTCATCTGATCCCGGTGGAATAAAATGACTATCAACCTGGGCAGGGGAACCATCGACATCTCGTTTGCGTACAATCCTGAGTTGAATGATCTGGTAAAGAAGATCCCAGATCGTCAGCCCCATAGAGAGGATGGCCGGTTCTGGTGGCAAGTACCTGCTACTCCTTGGCACGCACGACAGACGATCAAGATCATGGGTGATCGGATGGTGGTGGGGCCGGATGTGCATCACCTGGCGAAGAAGGATACCTTCAATCACTTGCATTCAGACTTCGAGATCGACCCCCTGCCTGGGGACATCGCCCCCTACCCATACCAATTAGTTGCAGTTGAGTTCCTGAATAGAATTAACGGGAGAGGGATTATCGCAGACGAAGTGGGCTGCGGAAAAACCCCCGAGTCTATTCTGTGGGCAAGGCATAAGCGTCTGACGAAAATCTTAGTGGTATGCCCCGCCTCAATCCTTTATAAGTGGGAGCGTGAACTGAAACGGTGGTATCCAGAGGCGGGGCATCTGGTACAGGTGATAGATACAGGTCGCCAACCAATCAAGAAATCCATACTGGTAATGTCCTACGATATTATGGTGTCGCGTGAGCAGGAGTTGTGCGGTAAGTTCGATCTGATTATCTATGATGAACTTACCCGCTTGAAAAATCATAAGACACGGCGGGCGAAGTCGGCAAAGCAAATCTCATTAGGTACGCCTTACATCATTGGCCTATCCGGTACGCCTATTATGAATCGCCCGATGGAACTCTACAATATCCTGCACATGCTTAGTCCCAAAGCCTACAACTGGTACAGTTATGCCAACCGCTATTGTCTGACTGCGGAGAAGGGCTATCAGGGAGCGAAGAACCTGGAGGAGTTGGAGGATCGGCTGCGGGGGATCATGCTGAGAAGGTTCAAGCGTGAAGTCTCTGATCAACTGCCACCCCTCACCCGCACCATGGTTCCGCTGATGCTTACTTCCGCCCAGCGTAAGGTGTATGATCGATTGTATGACGAAGATCCATTCACCATCCACCAGGAGTTCCCCGGCAGTAAGGGTTACTTTGTAAACTCACTGGACTGGTTGGGTGCAATGCGCCAGTGGCTTGAGCGGGTGCGGGCAAAGCATGTGGCGGAGTGGGCAGAGGATTTTCTGGATGCCTCCGATGATCGTAAGCTGGTGATCTACTGCGGTTATAAATCCTCAGTGGTTGCGCTGGAGGATTACCTGTATAAGTTCGGGACCACTAAGATCACCGGGGATGATAGTAATCGGGAGCGTCAGGTGGTGATCGACCGTTGGCAGAACAGCACAGATGAGCGGGTGATGCTGCTGACTTCAGCGGGGGGTGAGGGGATTGATCTGTTCGGCAAGAATGGGATCGACTGCTCGACCATCCTGTTTGCCGGACGGGAGTGGTCGCCCGCCATCGAGGAGCAGATTGAAGGTCGGTTGGATCGGACGGGTCAGGAGTACCCAGTTGAGGCAGTTTACTTGGTGATGGAGGGGACCATAGACGAGGATATAAATACATTGATTGAAGCGAAGCGTGCGATAGTGCGATCAGCAATTCGGTTGGATAAAGTCCCGACCGTAACCAGTGATCTGTTGAGCCTTTTGGAAAAACGGGGTAAGTCTATTCGTACAAGGAGAGAGGAATGAATACAGAGTTTCGTGATGCGTTGATGGGTGCGTTCGAGGAAAAGGTCGCATGTGTTGGGGCGGAGAAGAAGGAAGAACTTCTGGCCTTCCAAGTATGACAGTGATCCATGCCCTCACGTTGATAGCGATTGGTACTGATCTTAGCACGATGTGTGATCTGAACAACGTGACCTGGATTTCTGGTGCTGCCGGGTATCGTGAGTCCCTCTTAGTGGTAGCCCCGGAGTTAGTCGAACGGGTTGATGCTGAATTTTTGAAACAGGAGTAAGTATGCCACCTGAAGAAGATCCCAAGAAAAGGGGGCGAAAAAGAACGGGGGCTTCGGTGCTGCGCCCAGATGGGACAACACCCGAGCAGTACGAGATTTTGAAACAGATGTCAGAGGATATTGGTATCTCGATAGCAGACATACGCCGGAACATGCTGGCTGACCAAATGCGAGAGGCCGGGTTCTCGGATGAGGATATGGGATTGCAGAGGAAACCAGATGAAGATGATTGAGTTTGAATTGAAGGAGATCAGTACGGGATCCCGTACAGTATAAACCATACAATCCAACATTCGTCCCAGAGGGGCGGGTACTTGTACGAGTTCCAATTGGGGAGGGTATTATCGAGCAGAGTTCTGAAGATGGTGTGACCACAACGGTATTGAGTATGGATGGGTTCAAGGGTCTATTGGTGTCGCTGGCGGATGGTGTTCAGTCAGCACATGACTTACGGTGCAAGCGCCGTCAAGCTGAGTTTACAAGAGGATAACAATGCGCGTTGAAAATAAGACTTACAGTAATACTTTGAGTAATGTCAAGGTCAAGATCGGCAAGTCCACGATCATCATCTATGATGAGGACGAGACTATCCGCATCCCACGTCCAGACGGTATCCCGGAATACCTGTGCCTCCCAATGGCTAACCAACTGGAAAGCTGCACCGTCCGTACTAATGGCGGTGGGGATATGCTGTACTCCCTGTATCCTACGGGTGGCACGCACATCGTTCGGTTCAAGCGGTTCGTTGCCAAGCCCGGTGAACTTCCCATGCCCCGCATGGTGGAGGGGAAGGATGTCAAGCTCCGGGATGGTCGCAGTTACTACAAGCCCGAGCACCTTCAGTTCACCGTCCTGTTGGAGATCCTGAATGGGGATTGGGAAGGTGCGGAGATGCCCCTGTTCCTGGAGTACAACTTCGGACGGGACAAGGATGGGACTGCCTACCTGAATGGCTCCAAGGGTCAGAACAAAAAGGTGTATGACTTCCTGGAGTTGGCCGGGTTCGATGTGGTGCAAGAAAGCCTTGCCTACTCGGACAATGTGTTGCCTTATCTGGAACAGATCCTCTCGGAGCGGGATGAGCCGTTCATGGTGACGATGGAGAATGGATACATCAAGACCCTGGCGGAAGTACCTGCGGGTATGTTCAAGAAAGCTGTGAAGGGTGCGACCAAGAAAGCCAAGCCGGTTGAGGAAGAAGAATTTGAGAACCCATTCGAAGTTCCCGCCGAGGTGAAGAAGCCCAAGCAGGATGAAGAAGAATGGGAAGATGATGAGGATGAAGTCGAACCGGAACCTGCGCCCAAGGCGAAGCGCAAGGCGTGGAGGGAAGACTAAGAATGTCCAGCGGTGATGTCCTCGATCTTGCGATGGCTCTGGAAGGGGCACGGCGGTACGAACGTTATGTATCCGCGATCTGCCCCTACCATGAGGATAACAAGCCATCCTTACTGGTATACGAGGACAGATACCGCTGCGTGGCGTGCGGGGCAACGGGTCGGACGGAGCATTTATTGGAGCGTGTTGCGCTTCGTCCGATCAACCGGCTCACTAAACCCGCAGAGTACGAACCCCATATCCCAACTGGTATGGAACCGGATCACTTTGTCAATGCTGCCCATTCGTATTTACGCAAGCATGAGGAATACCAGGACTATCTCATCAAGCGTGGCATTGGGGAAGCGATCAGCAAGTATCAGTTGGGGTATTGGGATGGGTGGTATGTGGTTCCATCCTACCGACAGGACGGCTCTCTCAAGGACATCTTGTTTCGGGCTGGAAGCTGGGTGCAAGGGAAGACCGGGCAGAGGTTCTTTCAAGTGAAGGGACAGAAGCCGGGGATTTATACCCCCACCTGGAAGATGGGTGGAACCACCCTCTTTATTACGTTTGGATTATTCGATGCTATCTCGTTGGCCTTAATGGGGTATGCCGTCAGTACACCGTCAGTAGGCAAGAGTAATATCAAGCCAGATTGGTTTGGCTGGTGGCCGTACAAAATCTGCATCCTACCCGATAAAGGCGAAGAACGAGAAGCGAACCTGCTGGCGGCTGGCTTAGACTGGCGTGGGCAGGTGGCGCGATTGGATTACCCGGAGGGCGCGAAAGATCCAAATGATTACTTACAGAAAGATGCTCAAGGTTTGAAGGAGGTGTTATATGGACTGTCAAATGTGGTTGGGAGAATGTCTACATCTGTTAGATCGGGTGGGAGATGGATCAGTCAATATGATCTTGGCGGATCTGCCGTATGAGAAAACGGCACGTAATACTTGGGACAAAATGATTCCGTTGGATGTCATGTGGGATCAGTTTAAACGGATCACTACCCCCAATGCTGCAATAGTATTGACTGCCATTGAGCCATTCACCAGTATGTTGGTAATGAGTAATTTGAAGCAGTATCGGCATCGGTGGGTATGGAATAAAAACAATAGTGCTGGATTTGCCAATGCCAAAAAACAGCCATTTCAAATTACAGAGGATGTATTGGTATTTGGAAAATCACAGGTAACCTATTATCCTAAGATGGAGGAGCGGGGTAAGGTTAGAAATAAGGGTGGGTATTCATCCAGTACAAATTATTTTATAGACCCATCTGCTGTGACCACAAGAAATAATCTTTACTACCCAAAGAATATTCTGAATTATTCTAATGCGTCACAGAAGGGGAAGGTGCATCCAACACAAAAACCGCTTCTCCTATTTGAGTATCTTATCGAAACCTATACTCGTCCGGGGGATCTGGTAGTAGATCCCGTAATGGGGTCTGGTACATCGGCTGAGGCTTGTATCAATTTACGAAGGTGTTTTATTGGGATTGAGAATGATCCTCATTATTATGAGTTGGCGTTCCATCGAGCGGAGGAGGCATGGGTAGCAAATGGATTGGTCGGCGGCATCACAAATCGTCACTGGGCTGGTGCTGCAAGGAAGGATCAGCCCCGCATCGGTAGACCTGTTGGCGCTGGAAGCGCCGTATGATCAGATCGTAAAGGAGGTGGTGGCCGGAAAAGATCAGGCCGATATTATAGGGCACGTGGGCTTTCAACCAGTACAGACGGCGCTACTCGCCGCAGACTCAGTAAAAGATACAGACACAAGTTCATACATCAAGTTATTGGAAACGGTTGCAACCCGCGTTCAGGTCGGCGCATCGTTGGATAAATCGGTGCGGAGGCTCCTCAAGGGTGAGGAGATAGATATTAGTAGGGCCGGTGCTGAACTCTCAAAGCTGGAAATCAACCGCTTCAACTGGCGATCTGGCGATCAGATTGAGCCAAGGAAAGCTAAGTGGATACCGACTTACTGGGAGGGATGGGATGAATACTTTGGGGGGATGCCCGCATCTGGAATGATCTTAGTGGGAGCACCACCCAAAACTGGAAAAACAACTACGGTTGTTAAGTTGATAGACAAGATGACCCGCAAGAAAAAGAAAGTCGGATTACTGAGTTTAGAGATGAAGGCTGAGGAGATCATGGCGCGGTGGTTTGAGATACGACCCAACCTACCCGATGGGCAGAGAAAGCTACTGAGAATGGATGATGGGATCTATGATGTGGATTCTGCCTCCGTTGCCATCAGCCGCCTTATTGCTAGTGACCCCGAGATTTATTGTGTATTCATTGACTTTGCGGATTTGATGACTCCCAAGGGGGGGCGGGAAGATACAGCAAATGCATCCTATATCTACATGACTATCGCAAACACGGCAAAGTTGATTGATCGTCCCATTGTATTGCTGTGTCAATTGAGTGATAAGTACATTGGAGGTATTCCGAGAGTAAACCACATTCGTTATAGTCGGCTGGCTGAAGCAATGGCCTATATGATTGTCCTGATTTACAACCCTGATGGTATCTTTGTCGATATGGGTAAGGATAACAAAGCGAATAAACTTCCATATATTGAAGGTAGTTCTTATCTTATTATGGGGGCAAGTCGCGGTGGGTATAAGTCGGGTATTGGTGCAATTAGATTTGGTTTCACTGGGGAAAGGGGCTGGGAAGATGAAGGACTTAGTTGGCATAATCTCTGAGAAGGTATATGAGATCGTAGAGAATGACATCAATCCGGTACAGTTCGATGGGGGTGTCAATGCTCTGTTCCACAACCTACAGGGGATGACCGAGATGCTGGATGCGATGGATCTGATCTTCGTGCGGGCGGCATTCAATATGAATGAGCAGGGAAAGCCTTGCTTCGGAACCACCCTTGTTTTGGATGAGGCTCTAGTTTTGTTAGATGCTGGGATTGTGGTTGAGTTGGTGTTTGAAGATGAGTATGAAATTCCGTATTACTTCCGGGTGTGCTGCCGGGAGGTCTGGTGAATCATATTGATCTCTTTGCCGGGATGGGCGGGTTCGCTTATGGCTTTGAGCAAGCGGGGATTGAGACAATCGCGCACGTAGAGATTGACAAGAACTGCCAGCAGGTGCTCCGCAAGCATTGGCCTGACCATCTGATCTACGGCGACATTCAATTGTGTGGGGAAGGAAGGCCCTTCCCATTACCGTATGCAGACATTATTAGTTTCGGTTCACCTTGCCAGGACTTATCGGTGGCGGGGCGGCGGGAGGGATTAGATGGTAAGCGAAGCAACCTATTCTTTGAGGGAGCAAGAATTATTCGAGAGGTCGGCCCCGATTGGGCAGTCTGGGAGAATGTACCGGGTGCTTTGTCAAGCAACCAGGGACGCGATTTCCAGGCGGTCATTGCGGAACTGCTCCAAGCCGACATTCCAATGCCTCGATCTGGGCGGTGGGCAAGAACCGGCGTGGCTCGAAGTGGACAAGCGACACTCGCATGGAGAGTATTGGATTCCCAATATTTCGGACTGGCCCAACGGCGCAAGCGTGTGTTCGTTGTCGTCCATTTTGGAGGGGAAGGTAGCATCCAAGTATTACTTGAGCCAGAAGGCTTGCCTGGGGATACTCCGCCGAGCAGAAAAGCGGGGGAAGGAGCTGCCTCCCATTCTGAAGAAAGCACTATTGACTTCGGCAGGACAGCAGACCGAATTAGAATAGATCCGGACACATCAGTCACACTCCAGGGTGACGGTGGTGGGATGGGGGCCAAGACTGGGCTGTATCTATTCAACGATGCAGTAGATGTTAGAAACTTCCGATTACAGGGGGGCGTGAGTGGGACACTACAAGCAAAGGAGAATGGATCGTATTCACTAAACTATACAAATCCGGTAATGGTTTCAAGGGATTGTGCGCGCTCTCTGCGTTCTCAGGCACAATTGTCCCATCGAGAGGACAGTGATAATTATGTAACAGTAGCGTTTCGCACCAATCAAACAGGAGCACAGGGGCCAATTCATTCAATAGAAGTTACTGATACCTTAGCATTAGATCATCCTCCCGCAGTTACCTATCGAATGCAACGATCGGATCAGTGTGAGGAGGATGAAGTAGCCAGTACCATAGCCATGCGTGACTATAAGAGTAGTACCGACCTTATGGTCGGTACGGTGGGTGTGCGCCGATTGACTCCGGTTGAATGTATGAGACTTCAGGGATTCCCCGATGATTGGTGCGATGGGATGAGCGACAGTACGCAGTACCGGATGGCGGGTAATGTGGTGTCAACCACGGTGACTGAATGGTTGGGGAGAAGGATCAAATATTATGATCGTCCATGAGGGGCTACCGCCTGAAGCCTATTCAGGTGAGATGGCTAGTCTAGATATGGAACTGTATTCCATGATTGATGGTAAGCTCCATCGGCCAACGGGTGAGTTCGCCTGTCTGTCCATCGCCCTAGAGCGGGATATGGATAGCGATAATCCGACAGTATACCAAATCTACGACTCCTATGATCTGCGTAAGGTGGTGGATCTACTGAAGGCGGGACGATGGGTGCTACAAAACGCGGTGTTCGATCTGCGTCAGATGCGGAGATGGGCAACCATCCTCCCCCGCCCTATCTGGGACACGATGCTGGTGGATCAGGAGCTATGGGGTGGGTATCACTCACTGTTCGATCTGGGTTCCCTCTCGATCCGTTGGTTGGGGGAGTACATGGAGAAGGAAACGCGGGACGAGTTCCAATCCGCAACCGAGATGACCCCCCAACGTAAGGAGTACGCGGCGAAGGATGCCCTGTCCACCTTGCGGATAGCCAAACAGCAGATGGCCTACATAGAAGATAATGATGAACCCTTTGATTTCTACTGGGATGCTGACGCTCCGATGATCTGGGTGGTGCTGGATATGCCCCCCGCTCGGATAGATGTAGAGGGGTGGACGAATCTGGCGCATACCTTCCAGACTAAATCCGATGAGATCAGAGCAAGCCTTGACTTCAACCCCGGATCGTGGCAGCAGGTACAGAAGAAAATTCAGGAAGTGTTTGGGTTCAAGATTCCCTCCACGGATGAGGAACACCTGAACGATCTGAAGGATAAGCTCATCCAGCGGGGGCGCAAGTCCGGTCTGGAACTGATCGACAACATTCTTGCGTATAGACACTACTCGAAGGCGGCGGGAACCTATGGATACAACTGGATTGAAAAGTACCTGGAGGACGATGAGTGGGTGTACACCAACTGGAAAATTTGTGGGGCGGTGGATACCTCCAGAATGTCAAGCACAGATCCCAATCTCCAGAATATTCCCGCTCGTACCGTGCCGGAATTTCGGAATCTATTTATACCGGGGAAGGGTTGTATCACAGTGGGGGCAGATGTTGCTCAACAGGAACCTCGCATTCTCGCTAAACTCAGCGGGGACAAGCACCTCATCGGGGATCTCCAGAGTGGCATCAGTCCCCACATCACCACCGGGCGGTTGGTCTTCAGTGATCCAAACTTCGACAAGTCCGACAAGGCAAAGTATCTAACTGCAAAGTCGATCAACCTGGGTATCCCCTATGGTATGAGTGCTGCGGGGATTGCGGCGAAGGCTGGCATCTCGGAGGAAGAAGCCGAACGACATCTAGCGACCTACTTCCGGGGGTTCCCTGGGGTGAAGCTGTACATGGAGAAGTATCGGCGTGAGGCGCAGCGCAAAGAGTATGTGCGGAACGCTTTGGGTCGGCGGTGCTGGATGAATATGCACTCCTATCAGTGGAAGAACAATGCGATCAACGCCCCGATTCAATCCACTGCTGCCCATCAAACCAAGATCGCGGGTGCGTTCGTTCACAGTGAGGCGACCAGGCGGGGACTGCCCTTCTGCCTGACCATGTTCGTGCACGATGAGATCGTGTGTGATGTCCCGCTGGAATACAAGGATGCGTATATCCAATTACTGTGTGATGCCTGGACAGAGGCGGGGCGCATGACATTGGGTGACACCATCCCGGTAGTGGCGGAGCCATTCTGGGGACCAAATTGGGGAGAGAAGAAATGAACGAGTGCCCCGTCTGTAAAAGGAAAGAGGTAGCCACTTCCGGTAAGAAGAACGCTCCGATCCTGCTGGTGGGCGAGTCGCCTGACTATGAGGAACTGCGGGTCAATGCTACCTTCGTGGGAGAAGCGGGGCAAGCCCTCCGTAGTGAACTGATCCGGGCTGGCATCCAGTACGGTGAGTGTCGGGCGACCCTGCTGTGGAGACACGACCCCAAGGTGGGTAAAGAGTTCAAGGAACAATGCTACGCGCATATGATGGAGATGTTCCTTGAGGAGCTACGCACCGCACGTGGGGTGCTCCTGATGGGTAGCGAGGTAACAAAGATTTGCGTGGGGCAGACGGTATCCAAGATCAATGCCTGTCGGTTGCCCCGCCCCGCCCTGTTCCCCTCCAATGTGGAGGTAGTGGTGGCAGCATACACCCCCAAGGTTCTACTGAGCATGGTGGTGGGGGACTTCCGGCTGGCGGTTCAACGATTCGCAGACTATACGAAAGACATTAGAAAGGAATACAGGAATGGCGGCTAAAGTTATTGGGTTGGATTTATCGCATGGGGATGATGTGAGTGTGATTGTAGTGATGGAGAGGAGAGGCTATTCTTTCCAAGTTCTTGCCACCATTGAAACGACTGCCAGCACTTACGAAGATGATCTTATTCTAGCGAAAATGAAATATAACGTAGATGATTCGCATGTTCATATCTATCGGGAGAATTACAGGAATGGCAAAGAATACTTATATCATCGGGGCTGAGTTGGGTGATGACTGGTATGTATTGGTAGTGGAGAAGAAAAGTTTTTCGTCCTTAGAGTTGATCGAGGCTTTTGGCACAACGAGAGAGGATTATGTAGCCGACATCAATTGGGCGCGGGGTGAGTTCAAAATTCCAGAGGAGAAGGTGCGAGATGTCAAAGGCATATACGCTAAAAGCGTTGGTTAGTGAGTACGAAGCAGTGGTGCGTGTATTCGAGTGCCGGGATGGGAAAGAGAAGGCCATCCACATCTGTGCAACTGCACCCGAGGAAATGTGGCATAAGATCAGCGATCTGATTACGGAGTACAACATTCCGCAAGAGAAGGTGTATGTGGGGAGGAAGGGATGAACAAATTAGAGTTTCAAGATAACACAGATCCCGATATTATGCGGAAGATTGATTATTCAATCCCTGATAATATGCCTGGAATAGAAATCCGTGTGGATGATGGTAAGGATAATGTTGAACTAGTAGTGGGTATGACACGAACTATACTTACTCCACAAGGTGCGCGTGATTTGGCCCTCGCACTCAGACAGTCGGCCAATCGGGTTGAAAGGCAATGGCTTCGATGATTAGCCCATTTATTGTGCTAAAAAATATGTGTGATCAAAATAAACATATCTACTCGTTCCCGGAAGATAATCTTATGGGAATGGGTACAGGGAAAGATGGGTGGGGGTACATAAAAATAGCGATCACAAATGAGATTGCATCTAGGATTATGGTTGGAGATCCGTTGGTCATTAATTTATTGGTGTATGACTTCAATGAATACCAACAGATTAAGAAAGAATTAGAGGGAGTACAGGAATGAGCATAGACGGCTACCTGGATCAAGAGATTGCGGTGACGGATACCGCCAGGGTCGCGCTGAATTATGTGGATACATTGGTGGATGCTGCCATTGTTGAGCAAAGCGATGACCGAATTGCTTCCTTTGTGCGCGATCAGAAGGCGACCATGCACATCTCGGGACTGTCCCTGGCAAAACTTCTGTACCGTTGGAAGGAAGCGCGAGAGAGCTTTGGCATTCCCAATGATGACTTCGAGGATCGGGTGTTTGCGGAAACCGGCATCAGCCCCCAGACTACGCGCAAATACGTGGGGGTGTGGGAAACGGTATTCGTGAAGTCCGATCTACCCGATGCCATTGAACGGGCGCTACTGGGGAAACCCATTCAAGGCTTACTACTACTGCCCGCTGCTGTGCGTGAGGGGGAACTAGATGCGGCTGACTGGGAAGAAATCGCCCAGGCCCCCGATCCCGCCTCTATCAAAGAGGTGGTGCGTAAGAGGCGGGGCAAGGTGACGAACTCGCATACCGCTGTAACCCTGTATCTGGAGCGGGATGGTACATTGTTAGCCCGCCAGGGGGACGATCAGGAATATATTGGGTATCTCAATCAAGACCTGGAAACGGAGTTCGCCAAGACCGCCATTGAGCGGATCATTCGAGAGGCGCGGGTGGTGGAGAAATGATTGTATTCGTGGATGTGGATGATGTGTGCGCCGATCTGATGCCAACATGGTTATCTCGGTACAACAAAGACTATGATGATAATCTGACCCGAGAAAGCATGACGGAGTGGTCCCTACTCAAACGGGTCAAGCCTGAATGTGGGGAGAAAATCTATGATTACCTGGAAGACCCTACCTTGTATGACGATGTACTTCCGATAGGGGGAGCCTTTAGTGGGGTAGAGTGTCTGAGACAACGGGGCTACCGGGTGGTGTTTGCCACCTCAGCCACGAATGGGGCGGCTGGTTCGAAATTACGCTGGCTTATTCGGTATGGGTTCTTACAAGAAAATCCAAAGCGCACCTATCCTGATTATGTTGAGGGGTATGACAAGGGACTATTGTTGGGAGATGTCCTGATTGATGATGGTCCTCATAACGTTCAGAAATTCCAGGGCTACAGCATCCTCATGCGCCGTCCCCATAATCAGAACTTTCAATGGCCGGTTGTCGCAGAGAATTGGGGGGATGTGATTGGTTTGATGAGTCAGAAGAGCATACCCCAAGGTGTGCACATCACGGAACTCTCCCGTCCCAACCAGACCCGCGCTTTCCGTGAAGTCATTGAGAATATGTATCAAGTCCACCTGAATAAGAACGCGGATTATTCCCCAGCAAATATTCTGGGGACCGGGGAACTGGGTTTGATGACCCGAATTTGGGATAAGATTGCCCGCCTGATGAACCTGATGGGTTTCAAGATCACGATCAGTGATGCTGTGTTCGATCAACCATCTCAGCCTAAGTGTGAGAGCATTGATGACTCCATTCAGGATATGTCGGTATATGGAATCATCTGGCAGTTACTTAGGAAGGGGGCATGGGGTAAATGATACAGAAGTGGATCGTTGATGCATTGCGTAGAAGCAAGCAGATATGGGGTATTGGCAATGAATGGAGTATTGTAGTTGAGTTGATGGATAATCCGGGTGGGTCAAGTTCCAATATGGGGGCGGCTCATTACTCCTACCGTTACCTCAATGCGACCATTGATTTGAGGCGTACCATCAAACAGTCCCCCCTCACACGGCGGCTTATTCTCCATGAAGTCGGGCATCTTGCAATGGCGGAGATTGATGAGGCGGTGGAAAAGATACTGGTGCAGGTGGATAGCGACCGGCGCGGGTTCTTTCGAGAACTGTATGAGGATGCTCAGGAGAAATTCCTTCAGCGCACCTCACGTTGTTTCTTAGATTATGCGGAGGGTGTGGATGACGGTAACGGTACAGGGACAGACTAATAGTTATCAGCGGGTACGGACGGGGATGTACAGTTTCGACTACCTGTTAGGAAGCAGGACAGAACTGGGTTATCCTCTCCGCACAGCCACGGAATTGTACGGCCCACCCGGAGTGGGTAAATCCACCCTGGCAATGGCCTTAGCGGGGATCATCTGCAAGGCTACTGGACAGAAACGGATCACGATAGCCGATCTGGAGACTGCCCTGGAAGAACGACACATGGCAGCAACCCTTGAACATGTGGGGTTTGATGGCATCTTGCACGTGGTGGAAGCCATTGATAAGAAAAAGAAACCCCGTAAGCATGAGGACATTCTACTGGAGGCGGTGGATAGTCTGACGGGTGAGTCAGGTGCGGTAATCATCGACAGCCTGGGAGCCATCATTCCCGTTGCGGAAATGGAGAATGATCTGACGGCAGCGAACATGGGTAAGCGGGCGCAGTTGGTAGCCAAGGTGAACCGGCGTATCCTGTCAAAGCTGCGGATCACAGAGCCGCCCAAACTGGTGATCGAAGTGAATCATATGATGGATGCCATTGGGTATCGGGGACACATTACGCCTGGTGGGGTTAGCAAATCCTATGCAGTAGCCAACCGCCTGATCCTTCGGAAAGCGGAAGTTATGGATGATGGGTCAAGTCATGTGCAGATCAAGGTGGAGAAGCTGCGCTATGGTGGCGTGGTTCCCAACCGTAAGGGGTATGTGTTCATCATTCCCAACTATGGCGTCAGTTTGGAGATGACGGCGGTGTTCGACTGCTTTGTGTCCGGTCACGCTGAGCGTAAGAGTGTAGTCAAGATGGACGGAGTGAGTTATGGCCGGTTGAATGGGCTGCTGGAGAAAGCGCAGACCGGCGACCATGAAATCTTCGCGCCATTCTTTGAGAAACTTCAGGGTGGATTTACCATGACTGAGGAACCAGTAGAGGGAGAGGAGGAAGAAAATGTGGGATGATCCTTTAGTTATTGTTCGCTGTGACTCTTGTCGTAATGCAATTAAGGTTCGTCATCAACATGAGATTGTTGATATGGAAATGAGGGGTTGGGCGCACGACAATGGGGATGATTACTGTGAGGATTGTTGGGCAGATGAGTTAGAGGAACGAGAGGAAACTGAAGAATCGGAATGGGAAGATGAGGAGGAGGAAGAATGAAAGCACATTTTAAAGAGTGGGGGTTTCTGTATATTTTAGTGATTGTATTTCTTGTAATCATGATTGTTCCTGCGGTGCGTAATGGGAACCGCGCCATAGCGGATTGTGCCACCTTTGGTGATGATCTGGGTTACAAAGTTCGGTTCCGGGACGTATGTGAGATCAAGACAGATGACCTTGGTTGGATGGAGAAGGACACCTATCTGAAGATGCTAGGTGAGCGTGAGTTGAGACAATCTAAAGGAGAGGAAGAATGACCCAACCATCCGATGAACATCCATTGTGGGTAGACGCCATTGGCTCATTGATCATTATTGTGCTACTTATTGTGGCACTCATATATGGAGGGTGAAGATTGACCTGCATACTTGGCATCGATCCAGGTCTACATGGTGGGGTGGCTGTCCTGCATCCCGGCGCACTCACCCCCATCTGGGTAATGCCTATGCCCCTTGTTGACCATGAGATCAATGGGGATGACCTGTCGGCTTTCTTCATGGTGGCCCGGTTTACAAATCCTGTTTTGTATCTGGAGAGAGTGAGCGCAAGGCCGGGGCAGGGCGTGACATCTATGTTCACATTCGGTAAGGGGTATGGGTATGTACAGGGGATCGCAAAGGGATGGGGTATTCCGGTCAGGCTGGTGTCCCCAGTCGTATGGAAACGGGTGGTGCTGAGCAAGGACTACGCGCATGATAAGGATGGTGCGGTCGCCTTTTGTCAGCACACCTACCCGGATGTTAGTCTTATTCCAGAGGGGTGTCGGGTCCCGCATGATGGGATCTGTGACGCCCTCTGCATAGCAACCTATGGATTACGGGAGGAAATGAAATGACAGAGGAGAAGGAATATGATGAGGGCTATGTTGTAGATATGGGAGCACTCAAGCGAGACATAGCTGGATTCGTATTGGATCTGATGAACGAGTATTTGCTGACAGAACTGGATCGCCTTGAGTTATTAACCTATCTGGACAAGAAAGCCTGGGAACAGAAGGAAGAATGTATTCATAAACTTAGAAAGGATTAGGACTATGACAGAAGAAGGTTACGTGGAAGTAGGAGAGACACCGGAAGGTATGCCGATCATCAGCCCCATCATCATCCAAGCCGCCTACCGGAACTATCAGGTGGCGTTGGAGGTCAAGCGGGCGGCGACCATGCGCTTCATGCAAACCAATGATCATCAGGCGTTTGATGATATGGAGATTGCAGAAATAGATGTGGAGATCGCCAGAGCAGAAGTTGAGCGGGTGGGTAAACTGCTCGATCTGGTGGGATTAGAATCTGTATTACGTTCTGTTCAAATGATGGAGGACTAGAAATGCCGTCAACTACGATTCAGTTTTTTACTTACGAACACCTTCCGCCCCAGTTGCAGAAGGTCAGTAAACCCATCGCGGAGCTTGCTCATCTGATGGAAGAAATGTTACCGGATGGGCCGGAGAAGTCTGTTGGGATGCGGAAGTTATTGGAAGCCAAGGATGCCTTCGTTCGCGCCAATATCGTCACCCCAAAATAATACTACGATAATCCCCACAAAAGAGAATATCGTAGTATAATATTGCTAACATCATCCACGTTCCCCTGCGTGGGTGATGTTGCTTTATGCCATGTACTCTTTCCCCCGCCAGATGGCGAGCTTCTTTCCGAACAAGTTTGTATGGATGGGGATCGGTTCAACGGAAAGCCAATTATCATTCACCTCAAATAGTGTTATCCCCTGCTGCCAGTTTGGATTGGATGTATACTCTGGATCAAGTTTACATAGGCAGAACCCCTCATACGCAGCCTGAATGCCGAAACGGGTAGATACATAACTTACACCCCCACGGTGGGTATGTCCGGTCAGTACCGATGTAGTAAACCGTTCCTTCTCTAGTTCAGCGTATCCAGACATCGCACTTTTATTGCGGATCAAATGTCCGTGTTTGACTAGCAGCCGTTTGTGGAGCAGGATCTCATCATATCCGTAGTCATTCCCACTCCACTCGATCCCTAACTTATCGAACTTGAGTAGGCTCTCAAATTTCAGTTCATCCAGCGATGCGATCTCGGGATGACGCCACAAGTAGCGCCGTAGACGATCTTCATGGTTCCCCAATACCGCTTTCTTTTTTGCGGATGGGGCGGCACTACTCCACTCCAACTGCCCCTTGACCCAAGCATCTATTTCCTTTTGGAGATTGGTAGCCACCCTTGTTGGGTTCTTATCGAAAGCGGAAATGTTGTAGAAATCTATTCCATCCGACAGGGTGATTAGGAGATCGGGCTGGAAATCCTGTACGATTTGCATAGCGACTTCACGTGCCCGATCATCCTGGAAGGGGAAGTGTTCGTCAGTGGGGAAAACCCCTTTCATTCAGTCATTCCCGCCTTGATTAGTTTCTCAACCGCTTTCTCCACGATCCCCTTGAGGGCATCGAAGAATAGGCTGGCGAGAAGTCCCAATCCTGTGCCGTAGATAAACAGGCCGAACCAGTATACAAAGATGGGATACCAGTCATCCCCCGCAGGTGGACGGTCACTGGCGACCATATAACCAATCCCCAGTACCAAGCCGATCAAGAGGCTGGACAGCAGCAGCCAGTTATCATTCACGGCCTGCTCACCATCTTTATTTTTGACTCGTTTGAGGGCTTCCACCAACATCAGTACTACGAACAACAGGGGAACCCCCCGCATTGCCGCTTGAAGATAAACCGTAATATCCATGCTTTCCTCCTATGGTATGGGGGTGGGGCGGATCAGGATTGACGCCTCGTAGATCACACCAGTTACCCACAAGATCAGCGGGATCACCAATGCTGCCCCTAACCCCAACAAAAGTTTGAGTGCCATACGATTGATCACTTGCTGCGCGATAGTTTTCATTGCGGTTGAAATGTCTTTCCCCCACTCATCTATCTTCGCAGTAAGTTGTCGGACGGAGAGTTCGAGCAGGTTCAGCCTTGACTTCGCCCCCTCGGTTCCGTTACCATTGATAAAATCATCATGTTTTTGGACGGAGTGTTGTATCGCCATCAGGTCATCTTTCGTGACGAACTCATCCATCCGCAGAAGCATGGTTTGATTTTGTGATACGATGGTTTGAAGTAAGGCGTGCTCGCTCTCTCCCATAGTTACCCAGCTTTCAAGGATGCAATCACTTCTTCCAGCTTCACAATATCCGCTGCGTGGTTATGAGATGGATCTGGCTCAGGTTCGGGCACAGAGGCAGCACCTAATCCAAACGCTGCACGGAACTGATCCAGGCTTCCCATCGTCACATTACAATCAACCCCCGTAGGATCACCCGGCAGCTTGACTCGATCCGAGAATTGCCAAAGATCAGCGGAGGTGTGGGATCCAATTTGTAGCAAGTTAGCAAGTTGTGTACCGGATGGGACCAGCAGTTGTTCAATTACTTTTTGGAAGTCGGCGTTCTCCGGGAATACCTGGGGATACCAAGCCATCCACGCTAAACGGTTCTTTCCAATTTCTGGTCGATTGATGTTATCTAAAAAGACCTCATGCTCCACACGATAGTAGGTGTTGACGAACCATCGGGCAGTATAGATAGCTACCTTCTTCTTGAATCTTCGGGTCATCAGATCCGTGACTTTGCTCAGTGAACCTACCAGATTGTGCGCGGATGCTGTAATCTTCTGCCCACCCTGCCAGCATTGAGCGACCTCATGGTCAAGAGCTAAAGCCGCTGGCATATATCCGCCCCCGGTCCACTCATTGATCAGGTCGATGTGGGTGTTGTAATCATTCACCCACAGTTCAAATGGATTGTGAAGAATGTAACCTATGGTCTGATTGAGAACACCCAATTTATCACACTGCTCCATATAGGGGCGGAAGGTGGGATCCTCAGTGTAACGCCACTCATTCATTGCCCATTGAAGGGGACCGCCAATCCGTAAAGCAAAGGCATCCACACCGGCATCAATATATTTCTGTAGATCCCGACCTGCTCGGTACTTATTGAGGTCAATTACGATACCGGATTTTTCTCGTCCCAGTGATCCTAGGGCTGCGAAGGTAACTTTGGTGGGTGAACCGGGGAGGGACACAACAGTATTACGAACTATGGACGAGAAGGATTTACTCTCCCGTGCCGTGCGTTGTCGTGCCTCCCACCATAAATCTCGCTCACTCGGATTGCTCATTCTGTTCCTCTTTCTGTAGAAGTTCTGCTAATATTTTGATACGTCCCTGCCGGAAGGCCAGTTCTGCATTGACCTCATGGCTGAATTGTTTGAGTTGTTCTTCCTCTTGTTGCAACATTTCCATCAACTGTTCTTTCGTCATGTGTTCTCCCTTAGATCCAATAACCCCAGATGGTGAGGAACACATCCATTGTGCCCGCACCACTGGCTACATTCTGAAAATAAATATCCCCGTTAGCATCACAGGGTACAATGAGATTGTCACGCTCCCAACTATCGTCCACCTGTCCACCGCAATCCGTGAGTAAACCAGATCCAGATGTATTGTTCGGACTGAGGATTAGATAAGTATCTGCCCCAGAACTCCCACTATCTCGGATGGCTATATCGCACATAACTGCTTTGACTCCAGCGGGTGCGCCAAAGACAGAGGATAGGTCGATCTTGGTTTTTGCTGTGGTGGATCGTGCGTCCCCATCCCAGGCAGTAGATGTCAGGGGGGCAGCAAGTGGGTGGAACCCATATACTAGAGTCGTTCCCCCACCTGCATCCTCATAAATCAATGCGCCTTTATACTTTACGTTTTCATTTGAGTAGAGATTGGATGCCCACATGCCATAGACAGAATCTAAGTAGGCTTCTACTATCCCATCAGTGTAGAAATTTATCCGAGCCTGACCGGGAACTGCGTTGACTACCCGTATCTTTCCATACTCAGTTGCCCCCGTCTTCCAGCTAACCGTCTTGGTAGTAGTACCATAAGCAAAGGTCAATCCATCTATGTCCAGGATGACATCGCCACCACCTGCATATAACTTTCCATTGGTAGCATCTATCTTTACTTGATAGACATTAGAAGCCAGGGAGTAGAAACCAGTCCGATCAATCCAAACACCTGTCCCCGCATTGGCAGCGGTAGGCGGGGTTGCTCCAATGGAGATGGCGCTGCTGGTTCCCGGCATCTCTAGCTTGCCCAGGATTTTAGCTTTTCCTACGCCCCCATCACTGTAGAATTGCATATAGGTGACATTATGAATCCCCAGGCGCAGCCCATTAGGGGGATCCCAGGTCATGTTCCCTTGGTTGGCGGCATAGGTTCCAAGTGCAATTCCATAAATGTTGGATGCCCCATACCCCCACCCATTTTTGAGATTGCCGAACCTACCTAGTTCTGTTTGGGTTGTCCAGGGTGCACCCGCATGGGTACGGATGGAATAGAATGGGCCATCAGGATCATCGGCGGTCATATACAGGAAACCCTGACCGGATGCTCCGTAATCCACCACAATGGCTCCCGCCCGGTGGGTGGTTTCTGACCCAGATTGGATGACACACACGTAGCGCCAGAACGTAGTTTGATCGCTGGCTGAATTGACCTTCACCCAGGTCTTTGTCGTTCCGGTAGCAATCAGGAGTAGATCATTGGCTGCGAATAACTGAGCATGGCCGGAAGCTGGATCGGATATGTCCAGGTTGAATGTGGTGGGGGAGGCCGGTACGGTGACATCTGATTGCAGCTTCCCAGCACTCTTGAAGATGCCCTGGCTCCCAGCCGTAGCAGTCAGTTCGTTATAGGCCAGTACCGTAGCCCGGATCTCCCCGCGCACCCGCACGTTAGCGAACTCCGCATTCCCAGCACCGTTCATCTTGAAGCCAATCAAACCAGGGCTGTAATCCGCAGTCTCAATAGAGGGTACGCTGCTGTCAATGATCAGGTTGCCCTTGGTGATCTGAGTATCGTTGATCGTCCAGCCCGCAATCGTACCTAACTGTGCCAGGATCTCCCCAGTCTCTACGGATAATCCGAACTTGAGCACATCCGCTTGCATCCCCACAATGGCATAGCGGGTGCTGCCGTACAGCCAGCCAGGAGCGCCGATCCGCACCCCAGTAAAACCACTCTTGAGAGGGACACCCGTACCTGACCGGAACTCACCCGCCTTGATCAGCCCCAGGTCTTCGGAAATATCTGACAGTCCCCCAATCACCACGATCTGATCACCCGAGATGGTGAGCTTCTGGTGGATCTCGTTGGCTACCAGTTCAATCCGCTGTAGGGTTTCCTCTACTGACTCAAGTGTTGCCAGAACCGTCATACGTCCACCCTCACTCCCAATAACTTCTCATTGGCATCATTGAATTTACGTTCAAGGCTCAGGGCTAGAAGGAGGATGGTATTCAACTTCTCCATCTGTTCCTCTGTCCCATCGTGGACCACATGAAATCCATTGACCTCCCCGCCCCACTTGGGATAACCCAGACCCAGCAATCTCCGCATATACTCATCAAAGCGTGGCTCGTTGTAGATGATGTCCATCTCGATAAAGAAGACGTGGTAGCCCATCGCCTCCAACATCAACCGCTGTTCATTGTCTTTCCGCATCCGGGCGTACTGATCGTGGGTTGGTCCCTGAACTTGTAGAGCCATCTTCAGAATGGGGAAGATGAAGTCAACGACTATGCCACCCAATTCAAGACGACCACCGGAAAGCGAGCTTTGAAAATCGAAGTCGACACCGCTGATATAGTAGTGATCCGATAACCACTTGAATACGATTCGTTCCGGCTTGGTTCCCTTGACCAGACTGTGTGGAACAGCCCGCGCCTCCAATGGTTCTTCCCCGATCTGTGGTCGGCGGATGCCTCTGCGGTGCGTCACCCACCACCAGGGGGATTTATGCAGACGCTCCGTAGGGATCAGAGACTTCGCCCGCATACGGAAGGGGCGTTCCGGGTTCTTATCCAGCCGGATTCGTTTGACCCGGCTCTGCAGTTGAACATACCCTTTATTGAGTGTCTTTCTCGTAGTCCTAGGCATTTAGACCGCTATTAAGTTGACCGTGATACGGTGGGATATTTTCTCACTTGGCCCCACCCCATCCGGCATCCACTCTGTCGCCAGTTCGTTGACACTGGTTAGATAACAACGATGACTATCCCCAAAGGGATCGACAAAGGCAATGGGGGCTTTGCTGTCTCGCGCTGCCCGCAGGTCAGTGATCATATCTTTGGGATCACGCTGTACCATCTGTAGTCCGTATTCGTAATCCTGCTCCGCGATGATGTCAAAGGAATAACCATAGTCGGTATCGGGACGCATCAGGAGGCGTAAGGTAATCCCCTCCAGTACCGGCGAAACCGTGGCGCTGTCGGTCACAAGATCCACCCTGAACTGCATCCAGTAGTATTCAATCGTGCCAGCCGCAATCGGGTTCACCAGTTCCGTTACACCATTTGCTGAGATAATATTGGTCGTACCATCCGTCCCGCCCCAGGCAGTCCAGGCAGTAGCATTATTCAGACGGTAGTAGATTTTGAGATACTGGTGTCCCGCACTTAGAGAACTGGCTTCAATCAAAACGGATGGGCTGGACTTTTGAATACGCCGGAAGCCAGCGTCTATCTTGGAAGAAATAATGGAGTGTTGCCCGGAGGTGGGGAGGGAGGCATACGGGTACTCGTCTTGCAGCCTGAGTGGGAAATAATATACCCCGGCAACTTCAGCCGTAAGCGAGTAATGGTTGAACCAGAGCCAATCATTTACAGTTCCCCCCGCCAGCCAGCGCATCGAACCGATGCTGTCCCCATTGGTGGTGGTAAGTCTTGCTAATTTCTGCCAGCCCACCCCATCAAAGCACAGTAAGTCGTAGAAGTTATTGGCGTCAGATGTCTTGGCGGTCAGGAATAGGAAGTTTCCGATCACGGTCAGGTTGTCGAACTTGGAGTAGGATACATAGGGGAAAGTGTCCGTCAGGGTGGGGGGTGTTACAATTGCCGTGCGTGTCCCATTCCACTGCCAGAGTTGGTTACGGATGGGGAAATACAGGGAGCCATTGTAGACCGTCACACTGCGGAAGTTATCCAGATGGACTTGATCGCTGTAGTCCAGTACCCTACGGGCTGCGCTGCGATCCTTATCCATCTTGAAGATCCCATCGTAGCGGAAGAAGAATAAGTCCCCAATGAAGGACACCGCACCCAGTACGGTGCGCCCGGTGGGACCAACATAAATCACAGCCGGGTCGTCCTCCGGTCTGCCGTGTAAATCGGAAAGGTCTACCGCCGCCCCATAGTAGACTTGATTGGTATCATCCTTACCCGCGTACACAAACCCATCATGTCCAACCAACCATTTGTAGTCCGTGGCATATTCATTGACACCCGCATCCGACCATGTTTCCAGATCGGCGGCGTTTGATTTCTTGATCCGCGCCCCGTTGGGACAAGAGAAGGTATAGGTTCCATTCGTCCAGCAGAAATTGGTGGGATCATCCAATGCGGATACAGCCGACCACGCCCCAGACTGAATGGTGAATTTCTGCACCACCCCGGAGGTAGCCCCGGACCAGCACAGGAAATAACCGGGAGCGTGGGTGTGCGTAAATCCGCCGTGGAGTGCTTGCGTTGCGGATTTCCTGGCAGACTTAGCAGTGAACAGGGTCACAATTCCAGAATGGCGGGCATCAATGTTTCCCACTGTTTCCTGATACCCAGCAGCGTCCGTGTGCCAGTGGAACCCAAACCCATGTCGCCAATCGGTTTGATTGAGGGGTTGGTACAGGGACATCTCGGAGAAGATGATGCCCCCACCAGGGGTTGAGCTTCTTGGGCTAAAGTCAGATACATCCCTAACTCGGTAAGTCTCTAACGACACACGATATGGTTGATTATCAATTGATACATGACCTTGGCGCTCAGCCATTGACATATCCTCCTAACCGATTTATAATTAGGATGTTACCGATATAAACCAATAATATAACAGGAGATAAATCATGGATACTATTCTGGCAAAACAACTTTACGATGATGGGAAATCTCTGAAAGAGATTGCGGCAGAATTCAATACATATCCGCAAAAAGTTCATCGTGAACTTATAAAAGTCGGATATACACCTAGAAATTTTTCTGATGCTCAGCGTGAGCGCAGACGTAAGAATCCCAAGTTCCATTACAACCGGGAGTTCTTGGGAACTTGGTCTATGGAGAGTGCTTGGTTTCTGGGTTTGATGTTCGCGGATGGGAACATCTGGCAAGATCGGACACGTGCCGCTCTCACTTCCAAAGATCACGATCTCTTGTTGCAGGTGAGGGATGTAATTGATTCTGACTTTATTATTCAAGAGAAGGCTACTACGCCCCAATTGATTATGTATGGGATGGATTTTGTAGAACAACTTGAACAATATGGATTGCATCCCCATAAGTCTCTCAATAAAATATTTCCAGCAGTTCCCCCAGAATGCATGTCTCACTTCCTTCGAGGATATTGGGATGGAAACGGCTGGATCAGTATTAGGAAAACTGGGCGAAACCTCGGAGATATGTCTATCGGCGTTGAACTTGGAAGTCTCAATTTCGCCAAAGGCATCCAACACTCTCTTGAATGTGTTGTTCAACCACCAGTATATTTTACAGAGAGAGATCGAAAGCCCCATGAGTGGAATGGTCATATGTTCCAATCCACTTGTTCGATATACTCCGTTCGTGTACATGGAGATCGGGCTAAAGAAATCCTGCGCTGGATGTACGCCGACTCCACTCCCCAAACCAGATTGGCGAGGAAGTATGAGAAGGCGTTGCCATTCTTGACAGATCATCAATCCTCCACGTAAATTGGATCTGGATTTTCCAATCCAAAATCCAATGACATAAAGAGTTTCCCATCTCGGTCATTACTGATGGCTTTAATTTCTGGCTGTTTGCCTGAGTGATAACGGTTTTCAATTAGGCGGAGGATGTAGTTATCCACATCATCCTCTGCGACAATGAAAATTAACCCAGTTGATCCCATTCTTATATCCATTATTCACCCCATCCCAAAGGATTGATGTAATCCGCGTGTGCCCCATACGGCAGGTTATCCTCCACCTGCACCATCGTAGCCGGTTGGCGCGTGCCAAACCGTTCCCGATACTCGGTCGCCAGATTGCGATACACCTGTGCAATATTGGCGTGGCGGTTGGCATCCGAACGATTGTCCCCCATCATGGACTCATGCAGGTAGGCGAGAGCCTGATTGACAATGAACTCTTTGGGAACAACGGTCGTGTCTGCATCCGCTGTCAGTTCCGTTGGAACATGCGTGTAGTACAGGTACATCCGCATCCCATAGAACGATGGTTCTAGCTTATTCAGGATCAGGTAGTCGGGGAACTCGGGGGAGTCGGTGCGCCAGTTCGCCAAGGGCCAAGTGTCCGACAGTTGTTCAGACGGAAGCCATAGGCGGAACTTCGAGGTGCTGTCTGGGGTGGTAGCAAATTGGGTAGCCAGTACCGTGATATAGGTTCCAGTCGCCACCGTATCCACCACATCCCCAACCTGCCCCGCACCCGTCCCATCATAGATGCTGATCTTATAACCGTTGTACTGATCATTGGTCTTGAACATGGCGGTTTGTACCAGTTGCACATGACTACCCACTACGCTCGCGCTGGTGGTTAGACCTGTAATTGAATTGCCTGCCTGTTCAATTCGCACTTTCCGCAATGACCAGACCCGCTTGACCAGGGAGGTCAGGCTGTACTCCATGGTATCTTCCTTTAATATGAGGGTCTGATCCATTACAGAATCAAAGAAGATGCGCCCCCATTCGCGGATCGCCCGGTTGATGGCGTCATGTATATCCGCAGCCGACCATGTATCATAGAGTTCAATCATTACCCCTGCTGCCGGAGCGCCAGCTAAAGCGTACTCCAACGTGAGGGCATCGGTCACAGCATCAAAGGCGGTGACTTTGCGCTCCGCTCCGGCCTGTGTCCCATCCACCACATACGCCCAGGCATTTTGCCAAAAGCTTGCTACCTGCGTCAGTGAAGAACTGGTCAGGGATGTGGTGGTGGGGGTTCCGGTCAGGGCAACCTCATTGGCTGAGTAACGCCTGAAGAACTCTAGGCGTGCTGCTCGGGCGATCACCCTGCGTAATTCTTTTCTCGTTGACGTTGCCTCAGCCATCGTGCCTCCTACTGTAGAATGTTCATCTTCGAACCGTACTTGCGGTCGATCTGGATCATGTCTTGATCGACTTCCGTCTTTTCTCGGTTCCGGCTGAAATCTAAGGCGTTCTCCCGTTCGTGCTGTTCCTGACGGGTGCGCCTTTTCTGTTCGTAGATCCGCGCCAGAATTTCAGGAACCATCTGGTCGCCAGTCTTTAGTTGATAATGCTTGCCCATCGTGGACACCATGACGGGGATCTCTTGCATCAGGGGGCCATTTTGAGTAGATACGGTTTCATACTCGGGGTCGATATGAACCAGCCGTTTTGGGCCGGTAGCAATCATCTTCGCCAGTTGGAGTTCCTGGTACTTACGTTCAGCTACCATCTGCTGCCTGAGAGTCTGGTACTTCTGGGCAGCTACCACTCTGCGCTGATCCTGATCCCCAGGACGCCTACTGGCTTTCTTCTCCGCGTCCGTAATCACTTCATCCACAAACTTCAGCGGGTCTTTTGAGAACTTCTGTTCAGCCTCATCAATCGCCGCCCGTTTCGCTCGCATCTGATTGATCTGTTCTGCTATTGCTGGGTCATCCGCTTGCGCTAACAGGGAGGCATCCCCACGCACAAATCGTTGGAGTTCCATCTGTAGGTTGAAGCGTTGTAGTTCTGTGATAGTGGGGTCAGCCATCTTATTGATGAACTCCCGCACCACCATCTCTTGCATCAAGTCCTGAACGGGCGTATTGAGGATCTGGGCTTCACGCTCAGGGTTCCTCTGAGGCATCCGGCGACCACGATTACGCTTCGACATTTTCAGCCTCCACCCGATCCAAAGGAATGTTCTGGCTGTCATGCCAATGAACCAACTCTCTCATCTCACCCCACGCACCCTGCCAAGCCGCTGCTTCCGTGGTCTTGATCAGGTGCTCATCCCGCCGTTGGATATAACGATCTGCAAACCACTTACGGCTGTCCATCGGAATAGGAGCTTCCGGGTCTTGCATGATCTCTTGGATCTCTTGCATCTTACCCGTCCACTGATTGAGGACAGCCAAGCTGGTCTGACACTGTTCGGTCAGGTAGCGTTCGCGGAAACCATAGTAGGTGCGAGATGCCGCCCGTAGATCCTCATAGGCATACAGGTTGCCGCGTAGCAGGGAGCAATCCTGGGGTAGATAAATCTCATGCCCCAATCCCCTTGCGAAACCAATCAGGTATTCAAATCCCGCCTTCTGGTAGACATACTCGCTATCCGCCGACATCTCAATTCCATAGACTTCAATGCGCTCATAGCCCATCAGCATCGCCAGCGCCAGTTCATAGGCGGGGGTGCTGGTGAAATACTGCCCGAAGGTATCAATGCAGTCTTCTAACGGGAAGCGTACTGAGTTGGGGATGTCATCAAACTTGTCCATCATCCAGACAGGGAAGGGATGCCACTGTTGTAGCCAGGGCCAGTGGTTAGGTGAGTTGCGATTGTTCTTGCGGAAATAATCAAACTTGGGGTGGATCTGAAACCAACCAGTGATCTGGCTCATATCACACCAGGACTGTTCGTGCATCTCGTTTAATGCCCAAGCGTCACTGCCGGGTTTCTTGAATGCTTCTTCCCGGCTTGATTTTGCAAAGCCAATAATACGTACCGTATTGCTGTGCTTATGCTCGGGAAACAATAAGTGTTTGTTCGTTGCCATATCCACCCGCCTCCTGTAGCGGGCAGAGCAAGGCGGGGAGGGCGTCCCAGGACAGACTTACCTCCCCGCCCGTACTCACAAGTCAAACCTATTTGGGGTCAACTTCCCCATCGAAAAAGTACATGACGTAAAAGTCAGCCAGCCCTAAGTTCAGGGGATGCGCGCCGACTGTCGCCACTACAACCGATTCCAAGCCATCCGTGTCCAGGGTATTCCCGGTGGAACACAGTTTGCCATTGATGAAGGCGTAGGCATTGGTAGCGCCGGTAGATCCGATAGCATGGGTATCCACGCTGTACATCCCGGCATCCGAAGCATTCTGATCAGTCGATTCGATCCAGCCGTCCGGGTCAGTTCCATCGCCCACGTTCATAATGAACGCGCCAGTGGAGCCAAAGCCGGTGCGGATGTTACGAATAACATTCTTGATGAACGTACCCGGCAGCGCCTTGAACAGCACAGTACCAATGGAGATGTCAGTGGCGGGCCACAAGACATCCGGGTTATCTGAGCTTTTCGCGCCAAACGTGACTTTCGCCACATTCATTACACCCGGAACTGGACCGGGCCAGAGAATTTTTGCAGCCATATTAGACTCCTTTGTTGACAGCAGAAACAAACCATGATATAACTGGATTATATACATGTAACTTACCACAATATTACTCAGGGAGGTCACAATGCTTACATCCGGTCAGGTTGGGAAATTACTTTCTCACAATCGCCACACTGTTTTAGATGTTGCTAGATCAGGTCAGATACCATTCACTCTTGATCGCTATGGGCGTGCCGCTTACGAAGAATTGGATGTGTTAGATTACATCCTCAATCTTTATAAGACGCCGCCCCTCGATAACTGGGGAGCATGGTTTTCTGGACTAGTTGACGGGGAAGGACATTTTGGTATAGCGAAACATACACAAAATAATGGATATGTTCCTCTATTTCAGGTGGGTCTTCGTATAGAAGAAGAACCAGTGATTCGTGAAATTCATCAACAGATGAAATGTGGTGATGTGTATGTAGTTCCCAAAACCTATAAAAATAAGTATGGTCAAAACATTGCACCTAAAGTCATTTATAATATTCGTAAATTTTCCGATTGTATAAAACTAACTGACTTACTTGATGCGTATCCCCTTCGCACAAATAAGAAAGAAGATTATACAATCTGGAAAATGTTTATCGAATATAAACGACACATGCGTCACCATAAATTTACTGAAGATGAAATTGCGACAATGGATCAAATGTACCATGCCCTAAAACAGTGTCGCATTGACCGGAAAATCCAGTAAATCACTATTTGTTTGTTAAGGTTCAGCGTAATGGGGAGTTGTATGACTCCCCATTATTGTCACTAGAATATACTCGCGTGTTCCATTGAGAGCAACCACGCGCTGTTGAGAACCTGCTGCGTGTGCGACAACTTCCAGCCAATCGTTCCGCGCTGGTTGAGGGGATCCAGACCAGTTTCGCCCAGTCCCTTGATGATGACTTCCACCGGCTTGACTGCCCGCATGGTGTTGTTCGACCGTTCCCCACCGCTGTCCCCGTTGGCATAGTCAAACGGAGCATTGGCGAAACCGGCGAACGAGTGCGACTGACGCCCGATGAACAGGGCGGTGTGCACGTCACAGTTATCACCTTCACCCGCATAGGTCTTCGCATTCGAGGTAACATACACACGGCAGTTGAGGATGTTACCCACGTAACCATTCCGCATAGCGGCAGGATCGGCGCGGGTGAACAGGTCAACGAAGTCGGCGTCATTCATCAACGTACCAAACCCGTAGGGGCTGATCACAACCGGGATCATCTCGCCTTCAGCGGGCAGCGCATTGGCATTTTCCAGCACAACCACGCCGCGAATGAAAGCGGTGTAATCCAGGAGATCGTTGGTCGTATCAACATCGTTACGCTGCGTAGCAGTACCAGCATAGTCCACAGTCGCACCGGTATGAAGCGCATCACGTACAATCGCGTCCATACTGGAGCCAGCTTGCTCGCCCATGATGCCGGTGTATTCCGACAGGATGGGGTCCATAGCGGTCCACTCAACCTCATCAGACCATGCGAGCCATGAACCGTACAGAGCCGGGGTCAAGGTGAGTTTGGTGATGGTGGGCTGCGTAGCCTCACCGGGGGTCTGCCCTTCAGTGAGGGCGGAAGTCACGTTCGCCATCGAGCTATAACGGCGAACTTCGTAGGAACCGAACTTTGACAAGCGGGCAACTTCACCCCACTTGCCATGAATGAACCGAGGAACCGCACGTGCCAACAGGCGGGACTCGTACTGAGTCTTGATGCTGTCAGCCATCGTAGTCTGATTTGCGTTAGCCATTTATGGCCTCCAATCTTTTTTGATTAGAGCAACCCGTCAAGGCTAATCCTTCCCTGCTCGTACTCACGCCAAACGTCATCATCCGTAATCGCTGTAACGGGGACACCCCGCATCTGTGCGACCCTTGTCCGAAAATCCGCCATCGTGAGCTTCGAGCGCGGGACATTGCCTTGCGTGGTCACTACCGATTTATCCGTAGTGGCGGTGCGGGCCGTAGTGGGTTTCTTGCCTTCCAGTTCCTCTAACCTGCGCTGTAACTCTGCGAACCGATTGGTTGCCGCGCTCCACGCTGATTCTTGGAATTTCTGCGGATCACTCAAATCCAGGTCCTCCGGCTTGACACCAAAGGCTTTCTGATAGGCATCCGCGTACTGGCGCATATTGGCTTCCTGCTGACGCTGTTGCTCCATCTGCTCTAACCGCTGTTCGTACTCTTGAAGGCGGGAGGCGTACAGATCACGTTCGTAAGTAGCGCGATCCTTCTCATCCATATCCTTCGTGGCGGTTTGATGCAAACGAGTTTCCAGTTCAGCTTTCTCAGCCTTCCACTGGCGATCCCGTTCCGCCGCGTTCCGATCATACGTGGAACGCATCCGATCAATGTCCTTCTGCAACCGTAAAAGCTGTTCTTTATAAACGGCTTCGCTGTCTGCATCACTGGCGGGATTGGCGGTCGTCACATCTGTAACTCCGCCGCTCTGGTTCGTCCCCTCGGGAACTACCAGAGCATCTGTCTCATCAGTAACCATACCCATGTTGCTTATCACTCCTATTGAATTATTAAGGTACGTGTTTTGATACACGCATTAATCTTATGCGTATAGTATAACCGAATTGTCTGGAAAAAGCAATAGGGGGGTAATTCTATGGTTAGGTTGTAGTAATAAAAAAACCACTGTATCTTTTCATAAGTACAGTGGTTTTTTTATTACTGAATTTAGTCTTACTGCATTTCTTTTAGGACATTCCCCGAGACTGGCTTTCCCCCAATGATGGTTCGGATAATCTCTTTATGCTCAGGGTGGCGCTTCTCTACTTTCTTCAGGAAGTCCTGGGTCTTTTGCGAGATGGGTTCCCCGCTTTCAATCTCCGCTGTAGCCGCTTCCCCAATGATGCCTTGCAGGGCAGCAGGGATACGGATCGAACCTCCCGGCTTGGCTTTCCCCAATGATCCCGGTAGGCGAGAGGCATCCAGCGTGGAGCGTGCCCCCATCCCCAGTGTGTAGGATGCCGGGACGTATGATGATCCACTACCACCTCCGCTGCTATAGGAACGGCGTGTGTATCCTCCCCCACCCCCGCCGGAACCAGTAGAAGTCTTCGTGCTGGTGCTTTCCTGTTCGGTGTAATACTTCGCCCAGATGGGGTACTGTTCTTCCCACCCATCCTGGATACGGTAGTATTCGTCAATGGTTGGGTCGGCCTTTCGCATCTCATAACGGGTGCGCTTATCCGCTGCCCAGTACGCCCGCATATTATCCATGTAATCCGCGCCTAACTTCTCATCAAGGAAAGCCTTACGTTTGGCGTCCAGGTCTTGTGCTTGCGCCCATTCCTTCAAGGTCAAGGCATCTGGCTCTTGCAATCCCAGACTGGCAGCAGCTTCCATCAGGCGATCATGGAACATCTGGAACTTCTCAGGATCAGACCAAGCGGAGGAACTACCCCCCGACCCGTACCATAAACCGGAGATGTCCGATGCCCAGTAGCCGCCCATCTGTTCGTAGGCTTTCTGTAACGCATCCTTGTTCGGCCCCGCCATGCTGAGAGTATCCCACACATCCTGCTCCATTGTGGCTTGTGGATCTTTGGGGGCAAGGCGAGAAGCGACACTTTCCACTTTACGATCCTGCACCGCATCCTGTAGCATCTTGGGATCGAACTGTCCTGGATAGTTCTGCATCACCCAGTTCACCATCATCTCGGTAGAAGGTTTGGGGAAGTTGAGGATGAAGTTCTGTTCAACCAGTTCACGCTCGTACCCGGACAGATCCCGCATGGTATCCCAATACTTATTCCAGTAGAGTTCCTGCCACGCCTTATCCATCGCCCGCATGGGGGTATCCTTCCCCTTTGACCACTGTTCGTACAGTTCCGGGGTAGTCTCCGCGATAAGTTTCTGGACTAGGTTCTGGACGTTGAGTTCCCGCCCACCTGCCATCGGCATACCTTCAGGCAGTTCTTCCACCTTGAGTTGGGTGGTCAGCATTTGGTTCAGACCAGCGGCGGATGCCAGTGTGGTAGCAATGTAGGGTAGATCGGAAGTCCACTGGGCCACCTGTAACTGATAAGCGTTATAGTCCTCCCCATCATACTGCGGCTTGGTTTCCTCCACGATCTGCCACCACAAGGACTGGAAGTGTTCGTACACCAGTTCCTCGGGCTTGTATCCCATCGCCCATCCCCGCGTAGCCGTATCGTATAATTCGCTGCCCTCGATCTCATCCCGGTATTGGATGAACTGTTGGTAGAGTTTCTGACGTAACTTGCTGTCGGCTCCCACAGGTAAGGCTTTCAATTGGGACTGATACCATTCGTAGTTATGTTCAAGAGCTTCGTGGTACTTGGCGGTCACTTCCTGTTGATCCAACTTGGCGACCACTGCGTCCCTGCGCTCCTGCCCCTGGAGTTCCTCCCCGGTTGGAGACTGTACCCAACGCAGGTTATTGTACAAGTTGACCTGTGCACCTTCGGGAGTTTCATAGGCTGTGTGGGTGTAGTGCTCATAACGGTTGACCACATCTGGATCTAACCCGAACACCTCTGCCCCAATCTGGTCGTTGACCATCGAACGGTGGAAATTCAAATCATCCCGCAGGTGTTGGAAATCCACCTCAGCATCGGTGAACTCTTTGGCATACATGGCCGTAAAGTATCCTGCCCAGTTGCGGGCCAGATCCGAGTTCTCCATCTCACGGCGGGTTTCATTCCACAGTTCGCTGCCTTCCCGTTCTCGGATCGCCAGTTCCATCTTGGCTACCAGTTCCGTAGCGCGGGCAGGATCACGGCGAATTTCCTCCGAGAGATTGGCAAGCAGTCTACGCTCCACCATGTAATCCATCCAAGGAAGTTCCGATCCCAGGATCACCTCAGCCGCATCCTGCGCCACCGGCCCACCGATCTTATTGACGTACCCGCGAATACTGTTCAAATACCACGGCGGCATGAGATTGATCTGCGGAACCAAAGCGGAGGTAGGCTTATTATCCAGGTGTCCCATGATCTTCCAGGGAGCCACAAACATGGGGTTCAAACCCACCCCGAATACCTGAGAGTAATCCTGTAGCCAGTTGAACACCTGCCCCATGATCGGCATATTCTCGTTCTCATCCCCATAGTTTCGATACTTGGGGATCACATAGCGGAAGGACAAGGGAGCCAATGGATTGAACCACATATCGGTTCCAGGGATAGGCAGGTAGCCTTCCAGGGATGGCATCTGTTCGCCGGTCGATGTTCGAATACCTTCTTGCATCTGTACCCGGCGCGTGAAGTTGATATACTTCCCATACGCTGCCAGGATTTGCGGATGAGTCGCCAGTGTCTCAATCCAGAAGGGGAAGGATCGTGAGGTGAATTTCCAGAAGGGGACCACGTAGCGCATCATCTCATCCAGACGAGAGAAGTCACCGTAGTCGATCATAAACCGATTGGTGCGCTGTAACGCACCCTCTACATCCCCGGCCCCCTTCAAGATATTGGCCTGTTCGGTCAATACATTCTGTACCCGCTGAAACATCCCCATCTCTTTCTTAGAAAGGTTCTGCCACTCGTTCCCCACCCGGCGCTGCCATACGTTATCCTTCTGGCGTGTCACCCAACCAAACGAATCACGTAGCAGGGTTTCCAGATTCTTTTCATCGGGACCAAACGCTGCCATATTCAACAGGGATTGTTTCAGGCGGGCGATCTCCTCCGCACTTACTTCCAGCGCATCCAGATCCGCTTCTTGTAATCCCAGGTCAGGCTTATTCTTAGCATAGTCTTTCCACTTCCGCAGCCCAGCATCTATCCCATCTACGGTTTGCGCGGCTTCCTCCGCATTGAGGAACCACTGCTGATAGTTGTCCGGCATGGAGCCAATTGTCTTAGACAGAGGCACGTGGCTGTTCTTCCCCAACCGCCAGGATCGGCGCGTGCCAAATAATCCATTGAAGTTATTCCGCAAAGCCTTGTAGTTCTGTACCTGGAACAACAACATCTGTAATGCTTCTATGCTGCTATCCTGTACCCCATCGGGCAGGTTCTTGATCAAATCCCGCAGGTGGGCGGCGAACACTTCCGGGTTACGAGCGTTGTTTCCCCAGGCAGATTTCAGACTGCGACCATCGTACCATTCCTGCTGTGAGAAGGCATCCCACAACGCCTGTTCGTTCTGGCGAGTATCCACCATCTGTTCCAGTTCCCGCATCGGGTTACGCCCCAGATCCGACCAACTCTTAGCAATAGCCTCATCCTCTGGTAGACCTAATAGCTTCCGCATATAAGGATGAGCAGGACGGTTTCCCAATCCAGTCTCTAAGTTCTTGACGATCTGCTGGCGTAGATTTTTGGTCAGGTTCGAGGCTGATCCCTTCCCGCTGATGACCTGTTCAAAGGCTTCGATCAAAGCGGTGCGGGGGTTCTTCTGTTTCTTCAGGACTTCCACCAGATCAGCACCCCACTCCGTCTTACCAATGTACTCAACGAAGTCCTCATCCCCCAATGGTCGCCCATCCCAAACATCCAGGTCGAAGATGTCATCCATCATCTCCTGGGCTTCGGCTTGAATAAGCGCAACCGCCTGGGGGTCTTTGATCTTGGTGATGTTCTGACTGTAAGTATTCCGGGCAGTCTGAACGGGATCAACAGTCGTTACCACCTCAGTAATCTTTGCCCAATCCTCATCCGTTAGAGGGACGTACTTTCTCCCTGCGGCGGGAGGAGTTCCACTTGGTATTCCTTCCACCCCCGCTGATGCAGTTCTTCGGCTAATTCCCGAAGGCTCCGCCCCTCGAATCTTTCTATCTGCTGCTTTTTTGGCGATGAGCTTTTGATCGGCTTCGAACTCATCTGCGGCTGTTCCCCATTTGAAGTCACCTTTGGCGACAATTTCTTGTCCGGTTGGCTTGCCATCTATTACCTCCCTGAAAATAAAATCGTGTTCTCTAAATTTATTATACACCTGTTGCATGATTTCTTCGGCCTGTTCTGGCGTATCAAAATCAGCAAAGAACTCATCCCCCGAGAGATGGAACACATGCTCATTCCCCACAATATCTTTCAGATCATTGGCAAACGTCTGAAGGATCACATCTCCCTGCGGATGACCGCCGAAATCATTGAAGAACTTCAAATAGTCCACATCAATCATGGTCTTGGTGGGACGCGCAAACTCCGAGCCATGATGGATCAACCAGTAGTAAGCCTTATTTCTCAGCCCAGTAGTGGAGGACTGTGCGGCCAACTTTCCTAGCTCCATTGCCTCATCAGCGGCCAGAGTTTCACCCCTCATAGCCTTATTGAGAGCATTCCGCAATAAGGTATTTTGCCTTCGATCCTCTAGTTTCATCGTGCCGGTTTCATCTAACTCAAACCCCAACTTATCCTTGACTACCTGACGTTGGGCGTCATCTAATTTGATGGGGGCGACCTTCATCACATCTTCGGCTACTTCCCCGACCACATCCTCAGTGATCTCCTCCGCTACCCGTTCGAACTGCTTTGGATTCCAGACAGTATCCACTCCCCGGTAGGGAGCCGACATAACCAGATCCCGCAGGTTCTCCATGTTGACTACATTCTTACCAAAGAACTGCTGAAGGAAGGCATCCTTCGCGTAGAACGCTACACTGATCTTGCGCTCCGCTCTGCCAGTCTCATCAAACCAAGCAATCGTTCTGAGTTTCTTCCCATCCTTCGTGAATTGGAACCCGAACCCTAACTGACTCAGGATTTGAGAAAGGGATTGATCGAAGGGCGCAGCATCTCCCATCTCCTCAATCAGAGACAGGTTGCGTTCCATGTATTCACCATACCGCCGATAAACCGTGGTCTTAATCTGGAAATACTTCTCCCACATCTCACCCCGCGCTGGATTATCCTTCCTCAAGTTGAGGGGGCCAGGATAATATATCCGCATCCAGCTATCCAGATAGGATGACACCCGATCCAATGTGTTCTGCATCCGCGAGAGATGATTACCAATGGCTGTACCTTCGTACTTCTCCCGCGCATCCGCAACCTTATTCGACATCTGGCGGCGGTAATCCCCGTTGATATAGAAATCTTCCGGGGCATACTGCTTGATGTCGGCTTCATCAATACCTACCTCTAACTCCGCCCCAATCCCCGCCCGCTCATAATTGGCAAACTGGTGATAGCGTAACCGATCCCGCCCCTGCAATCCCGCCATCATGTTTCTACGCTGGGTGTTATTGTCAAACCGTTTCTGGATAACATCAAACACCTGGGGGGCTTCCTGGCGTAACTGCCCCGGATTGGCAAGGAAGACGCTCAAATCTTTCCGCAGATCCCGGCCAGCCATAAAGGGGATACCCTCCGCCCACTCACGATCAATCACCGCCATCGCGTCCGTCATGGCATCAATCATGGTGGTGCGTACCTGGGATACCTTCCGGCGCAGGACGCTGGCATCTAATTCAATCGTCACCTTACCATCGGCATAGGCAACGGCATACTTTCCAGGTACGTTCTCTTTCAGAACAATCGTACCATTCTCCCCCATCGCATCCCGCAGATCAGCTACCAAACGCCGCCCATCCTTCTGTCCAGCTAGATCACTGGTTGCCCGCTGCATGGGTTTGACCACTTCCGGTAAACTAGGAGCCGCTACCTTTGGCTCACTGTTCGGCGTAGGAGCAGGATCGGGAGCACCATCTAATTTGTTCGCCACGTTTTGCATATCAGGTGGATCACGCAAGTCAGGTGTATTCAGGATAGCGGGCT